CCAAAGACGCTATAATATACACATACACTAACAAAACAGGAGCGAATCTTATGATGCTAGTAATCGACACGCAGTACATGGAGAACTATGGCGCCCACGATTGGGACGGCAAGGGTGAGTGCCCACAGTACTGGAAGGCCAAGGGCGGCAGTGAGTACAAGGTCACCGGCATCCCCCGCAATGTGGATGTGAACCGCGTGTTGTTCATGCTGGGCCAAGAAGTCCAGTGGAGCGACAACGGCAGTACCAGTACTGTTATTGGTACCCACATTGAAGAAGACAACTACCTCAGCTGGTTCGAGCGCAGCCAGATGGAGTATGATGGTAAAGTTGTGTTTGCAGAGCCCACCATCGACTATGCAGAACTTTGCCTGCTAGAAGCAGCTAAGGAAGCAGACTACGCTGAACGTTCAGCAGACCTTGACGCTATTCACTATGGAGCTTAATATGATTAAAATTAAAGCCAGTACATTTCTTATCATTTCAGGATTCTTCTTGACCTTTGGTGCAGTGGGCACCATTGAAACCGATGGTCCACTCCTAGACAGTCTGTTGTTTGGATTGCTGGGCTTGAGCATCATGGGTTGCGGCGTACTGATGATGCGCCAAGCAGATCAGGGCGACAAGCGTCCGGTTGACAATCCCACCCTTTGGTAATACAATAGCAGCTTAAACACACACAGGAGCGAAAAATGGACATTAAAGCAATCAACAGCGCAATCATCGCAGGCGACTTCACTGCCGAGCAGCTGGAATCAATCCGCGATGCTGTCAAGTTCGCAGCAGCCAAAACTGCTCGTAACGTGGGCTTTGCTCTCAAGGTTGGCAGTGATGTTAAAATCACTCATGCCAAACTGGGTGGAATGGTTATTGGTAAGGTCCGCAAGATCAAACTGAAGAAAGCAGACGTGTTCATTCCCAGCAAGAATGTTACCTACAACGTGCCTCTCAGCATGTTGACACCCTTGTAATTTGACTGTATAATACATACTTCAACAACGCAATTATGGAGCGAACTATGATTACAGCAGAACAAGTACTTGAAGCAAAAGGTATTGCCTACGCAGCGTCAGTAGACATGTACAACAAGATGGGACGCAAGGATGCATTCGCATGTGGCTTTGCTTGGGTAGACGTCTACGTGGACCGTACTAACAGCAAGCAGGCCAAAGAGCTGATTAAGGCAGGCTTCCGCAAGGACTACAAACCAAAATGCTTGAGCATGTGGAACCCAGGCGACCTGCCAGTGCAGAACATCGACATCAAAGAAGCGGGTGCGGACGCAATGGCTACTTACTTGCGCAGCTTAGGTCTCAACGCTTACTCAGGATCGAGGTTGGACTAATGGACTATCCTACTTGGGAAGTGACCTTTACGATCTATGAAGATGCAGCGCACTCTAGAACCACTACGGACCTGCAGAATCTAACACAAGCGGTGCAATGTCTGCACCCACAGCAGGCGCAGGCCATGATTGAAGCACAGTTCATGGGCAGAGCGCATGTTTGGTCAGTGCATCAAAAAGGCTGACAAGCTGACCCTTTGACAGTATAATTAATGTTTTACACACAGGAGCGGAACTTATGGCAAGAGTAATGACTTTGAGCGCAATGAAAAAGCAACCCAAAACTAGTGCAGGCACGACAGCAAGCCTGGAGATGGAACCTATTGAAAAGGTCCTGACAGAGACTGACGAGCAGATTATGCTGCGTTTGGGTCAACGTTTTGACATCTTGGAAGACATGACCCGTGCTGTGAAAAAGGGTGATGTACGTGCTATGATTGTCACTGGCCCTCCCGGCGTGGGCAAGAGCTTTGGAGTTGAAAAGGTCTTGGGCAAGCATGATGTGTTTGCTGATGTAGCCAACGACAGCAAGCTCAAGAAGTATGAAGTAGTCAAGGGCGCAATGTCAGCCATTGGCTTGTACAAGAAGCTGTATGAGTTCAGCGACCGCAAGAGCATTCTAGTGTTTGATGACTGTGACTCAGTACTGCTGGATGACCTTAGCTTGAACATTCTAAAGGCTGCGCTGGACAGTGGTAAGAAGCGCATGATCCACTGGAACACTGACAGCAGACTGTTACGCCAAGAGGGTGTGCCCAACAGCTTTGAATTCAAAGGTGGAGCAATCTTCATCAGTAACATCAAGTTCGACCACGTCAAGAGCAAGAAGCTGCGTGACCACTTGGAAGCATTGGAAAGCCGTTGCCACTACTTGGACTTGACTATTGACACTACACGTGAGAAGCTGCTGCGTATCAAGCAAGTGGTACGTGACTGTGGCATGTTGGATGACTATGGCTTTGAAGACACAGAGAAGCAGGAAGTAGTAGACTTCATTGAAGCTAACAAGAACAAGATGCGTGAGCTTAGTCTGCGTATGGTACTTAAGGTTGCGGACTTGCGTAAGAGCATGCCTGCTAACTGGCAGGCTGTAGCAGCAGTAACTTGTATGCGCCACTAAGAGCGTAGACAAGAGAGTCAGTGATCCGATTCGCTCCCGGTAGCTGACTCAGTTTGAGCCCTAGGTTGCTAGGGGCCCCAGGATATCCGATTCGCTCCCGGTGTCCTGGGGTTTTTTTTGATTGAGAATTCGAAAAAAAATATTCGAAATCATCGAGGGGGGGTCAGAGTATATATTTGAAATTTGTTGCAAAAATACAACAGCGCAACCAAAATTTTCACCCCATATAGGTGCGAAATCACCACCATGAATCTATAAGTACTTCTTTATATTTTTTCGCGCACCAATTTTTTTACCTTGCAGGACCCTTTCGGGCTATATATCTATATGACAACACTTGATGAAAAGACTATAACAGTTGAGGACAAGACCTACTATTATGATCCCGACTATGACTGCTACTATAGGCGCTATACACGCCAAGAGTTAGGTCATTGGGATACTTACGGTTGGATTTACGCTATTGTGCTGCTTGCTGCTCTAGCTGTTTATATTAGCTATCTCAACTAACTGCCTATACGCTTGAACAGTTCATATGCTGGTTCTTTCAATGCACCCTTTATGCCCTGCTCGTAAGTTACTGGACTAAGTCCTTGGTTAATTGATGCAAATGCTGTTTTCCCCACTCCAAAGTCTCGCATGTTGCCCAACTGTGCTCTAATGTCGCCCACTGCACTATCCAACTGTAGTGCAGCCTGTTTCAGTGCTGGTCTACTATAGTACGTGCCTACATTAGCTGCTTTGTTGATCCAACCATCTGGACCCACTCCAAATATAGGATACCATTTGCCCGGTACTACACCTTCCTTGGGCACACTACCACTGCTCAAATAGTATGGCACACGCTGTCCATTTATGTTTACAACCACTATAGCACGACCATCGTGATTGACTATGGGTATTGCACGTTCTACGAACTTGTTGGCAGTTTGATCCCATACTTTAGCCATTAATGGTTCTAGCTTGACGCCCTGTTGCGCTGCTCGTTCAGCTATTCGATCCGCTAGCGTTGTGGTTGCCTTAGCTGTTGCAGGCACAGTTTTTGCTGCTGCTCTAGCTGCATCGTCTGCCGGGGTCTTTCCAGCTGTTTTGGCCATGTTCTGTGCCATACGTGCTAGAAACTGTGTTATAGCCGCATTTTCTTCAAGCTCGTGTATTTTCATGTAAATATTTAGTGCAACAAGAATTTTATGTACTTACACTCAATCCTCAAGTTGGCGAAATTTTTCGTTATATACAGCAACGGGGATTTGAATATGAAGTACACTTGAATCGCACACGCTTTTGGGTTCCAGAAGGACCACTGTTAACAGAGTTCTTACTGCGCTATGCAGACTCATGTCCTAGACTAGATCCTAGCTTAGATCTTGCTACAGGGCTAGCCAAATAAAACCTATGATTAAACCCAAGTCAAATGCTGCTACCAACATGACTGTGACTGCTAGGCAGTAGTACCAGTCATTGTCTATTATAGATTCTAGCTGTTTTAAGTCCATGTTAATAAGAATAAGGTCTTGTTGCGTTCACGCTTGAATGCTATGCAGGCTGTCCAGTAGTCAACAGTAGTGCCATTGTGATAAGCCCATTCTGCATAGTGATGACCTATATAGCGATTTAACCAGGCTTCCAGTTCATCAACAGCCGCTATCCAATCCAACTGCTGATGACGGTTGGTAATTATGGGCCATGGTGCCCTAGCTATATATTCAAAGTCATGCAACTCTGGTAGATAGTATGTGCGCGGCATAATATAATATTTATGGGGCAGGGCTAACTGAACGCTGATTTGCGTTGCGCCGTTACCGCTTCGCGGCTGGAGAATTTTCCGGCGCTTCGCGAGTGCGGAATTTTCGCGCAGCTTCGCTGTGATTAAGCAGTCACGCCCTTGAGCACTAGAAAGCTAATTTGTGGTTGGTCGTTAGTACCAATTGCGCTGGGCACGTAAACGCTGATACGGAATGTGCCGTTGGTAACTTGTGTTACCTGTGGAATGTACACGTTGGCTGCGTTGGTGCCTGTTACTTTGTTGACCACTATTAAATCTGTAACTGCCACTAGAGTATTGTTGACTACAAAGCTGAATGTACCTGCAGCTGCTGTGGCGTTGAATAGAGTAATTACACCTGACAGTTTGTTGATGCTGACTGCTGTTGTTCTGCTGGTGGCCTGTGTGACTGTACCACCTTGTCCTGTTGCATAGCCCAAACCGCCTTGATTGTTTACTCGCAGTTGACTGGTCAAAGTACCAACAGTCACTATGTTGCTGCTGCCGGCCCATGTGCTGAGTGCGGTGTTTTCCACATTGCCCAAGCCCACTGCACTTTTTGACACACCTGAGACTGTGCCAGTGAATGTGGGGTTTTCAAACATGGTGGTTTTTGATTCATTGGTTACATTGCCCAAGCCAACCATTGTGGCTGTTACACCCGAGACTGTGCCAGTGAATGTGGGATTGGTAAACATTGTGGCCTTGCTTTCATTGGTCACATTGCCCAGGCCCACTGCTGATTTGTCTATGCCTGAGACTGTGCCAGTAAATGTAGGGCTTTCGCTGGTTACTAAAGTAGTACTGGTACCAGTAAATCCTGTTGCTGTTAGACCTAGAAACGTAAATTCAACACCGGTGAATGTGGGCGTGTCCAAGGGAGCATACACAGTCAAGTCCGGCGTGTTGGTAAAGTTGTTGTAGTCCAAATAGTAAGTGCCATCATTACCGTCCAGGGTGTCGGCATCTACGTTACTGCCGCCTGCTGCAATATCAGCTGCTGGCTTCCAAGCTGTGCCATCCCACTTTAACACCTGGCCTGTAGTAGGCGGAGTTGATGCTGTGTCCACATCACTGAGCGCATTAATACTGGCTCCTATAACACCGCTGACAGTCAAGTTGCCTGTGATGCTGGTGCTTTTAGCCAGGGTAATTGAACTGACACTGGTACTGATTGTTGATCCGCTGAATGTGATCAAACCTGTAGTGGCCACGGCGCTGCCGCCAATTGTTGACCCTGCTGGTAGATTGACAATACCTGCGCCCAAGTTTACTGTACCTGTAAATGTTGGGTTGGTAAACATGGTGGCCTTGCTTTCATTGGTCACGTTACCTAAGCCAACAAAAGCTGCGTTTACAGTTGTAGGACGCCACTTGCTGGCCGCTGTGTTCCATAACAATGCTTGATTGTTAGTGGGTGCATTGGCCCCTGTGGCTTGTACATCTCCGATGTCGCTGATGGCGTTGATGGTTGTGCCACCGCCCACTGAACTGATAACGCCATCTAAAATACTAATAGTAGTACCGTCTACTTTGACCAAGCCCAAGCTGGTTGTTGTGGCTGTGCCTATAACAGGTTTGTCTGTTAGGTCGTTATAACTGCCCGAAAAAATCAATGGCTTATTAGACAAGTCGTTGTAACTGCCTGAAACCGCCACAGCACTAAAAACAGGAATGGTTGGTTTATTCTGTATGTTGGCCCAGTCTAGTCTGCTGTCTACCCAATCTCTGTTGGCTATGGTAAATCCGCCTTTTTGACTGCCGTCCATGAGTCGTAGGGTCTGTCTAGTTCGGTCGTAAAAAACTTCACCCAAACTACCACCAATAGCATTTAGACTTTCTTGTGTTTTTGCCTGTAATCGTATACTGCGTTGAACTGACATGGTAAAATTCCTGGTTAACTAGTATATTTACCCAATAACGTCGACAAGATAAATAACACAAGAGATATTATTATGACCCACTCAATTCACGATTTTATTAACCGACTGCGTTCTATAGAAGAAGCCGAGGCTCCTGCCCAAGCTGCTACAAACATTGATGCTTACAAGCCACAGGATGGTATTCCAGAAATTAAAGCCAACGGACTTGCAAAAGCCAAAGAGCAGGCTCTTAAACAATTAGGTCCTGGTAAAAAGTTCAGATTTTGCCAAATCTACAGCACTAAAAAGGCATCATCAAATCCTGTTCGAACACAGCCTGCAGCTCAAGACCAGTGGAGTTATCTAGGCGGTAATAATGTTATCAAACCGTCAGCAGTTAGAGAAGCACTTGAATCACTAAGACGTGCGGCAAGATTAGATGAATTAAAGATTGGTGACATTGATCCTAGAAACGGCAAGAAAATTATTTCAGCAGCTGTTGATGGTCAGGGCAATGTTGTACGTAGTGGTACTGGAGAAATCTGGAATGTTCAGTACGGTGAGCCAGATTCGGCACCAGTGGCTGCAACTCCAGCAGCTGAGCCTGCTGTTGCAACTCCTGTTAATTCTAATTCAGCTACAGGTACAGCATTAGATCCGTTGCCAGCCGAACCAGCAAGATCTGAGCCAATGGACGGTGCACCACAAAAATGTACTATTGAAGATCAAGCTCGTATCAAATACATGTCCAACTTTAATCAAGCATTTGCGGCCGCTGTCAAAGCAGGATGTGAAACATTTGCATGGTGTGGTATCTATACTACAGGTAAAGTAAATACACAACCGTCGGACATTCCTTATACTGAGCAGGATGTGAAAAAAGTATTGGCAGGTCTTGCTAATGGTACTATTGGTTATCAGCTAGATCCCAAGTCACATAGTCCAGAACAAATTGCTACGTTCAGTCGTATGCTACGCAATCAAATGCTCAAAGGCGACAAACGAGCCGGTAGTAACTACGATCCAAACATTCCAAGAAACTACAAATAAAAAAAGCCGCTTAGTGCGGCTTTTTTATTCTTTACTGTAATATTCGTAGTTAACTGATGTAGGATTTTCTCTACGAATCTTTGCACCGTTTTTAAGATGGAATTTTTTAGCCATTTCTGTTTGTGGGCTTAACGTAACAATAGCTCGAATATCTTTATATTCTTTTTTAAGCCAGTCTGCAGCGGCTTGAAGCAATTGAGCACCAGCACCAGGTGCATAACTCCAGATGGTATAAAATACTGCAACATCGTGAGTTTCTGCCAGTTTAATAAGATCCTGCTCATCTTCTGGAATGTCGCGTAACCATTGCATACAAGTAGCCGCTAGTACTTCTTCACCTGCTTTGAGAATCATTATTTCCGCTAGATCATTTACTCTTTGTTCAAGAGGAATGTGCGGACGCACAGGGTCGTCTTTGATAACTTTAACGAACGGATCGTTAATGTCCTTGATGTGGTGCAGCTCCATGATTTTCTCCAGCGGTTATTATATGCGTATATTTATTATAACACTAAGAAAACCTTATTACAACTAGATTACACTACATCGTCACTTGGTAAATTATTCAAAAGTTCTCTTAATTTTGTGCTTTCAACATTGGCTTTAACTTTTGGTGCTTGGCCCAAACTGTTAGGATCAACTTCTCCTGTAGTAGGATCAACAACTGTTTGCCTTTGTTTTATTTGATTGAGTAAACTTGAACCTGCGCTAGGGGCACCGGAACCGTAACTATCTTCATCAGCTAGGTCAGTAATACGCAAACTATCTATATTAAACTCTAAATCAATTTTCTGCCCAACACCACTTGAACTACGTGTTTTCATTAATTGGATTTGATAGCGTCCGCGTTCACGCATAGCTCTAGAGGTAAAGATACCAAACACATTATCTGCTGTCTGAATCTTACTTAAACCTCCCGAGATATGACTGTGGTCAAACTCTACTTCTTCAACTGCTCCACGATTCAACTGTGCCGCTGTAACGCAAATGCATTGTTTCTCCATGGACAGATTACGTAGTTCTTCAGACACATATTTGTCTTTGACAAACAAGTTCTCTGCAGAGATTTTCTTGCCAATAGGCATCAGCAAGTCCAAGTAGTCTACTAATAGTACATCTACTTTACGTTCCATTTTGATTTCATACTCTTTCATATACGAACGTATGTCATTTACGGTCTTCCCAGACGGCATATACTTGACTTGAAACTGCCCTGATTTTTTACCAATCATCCTAACCTTCATTTCAACATCGTCTATGTTCTTAAACACATCTTTAGTTGGCATGCCAGTTAGCATAGCATCCATACGCATGGATACTAATTCTTCACTAAGTTCAAGACTTAGATATATTACATTCAACCCTTGTAGTGCCCAGTTCAAACCTAAGTTAGCCAAGAATAACGACTTACCTGCACCTGATCCACCTGCAAAGATATTCAACTCTCCTCGATTCATGCCACCAAACAGTTTATCATCAATGGCTTTCCATCCAGTACTAATCTGTCCGTTTTTATCTTTAATACGCATTAATCTTGAACGAGGATCTAAAAAGTAATCTGTACCCATGTCTTTTTGTAGACCAATTTGCACAGCCTTTTTAATTTTTTCTTCTACACTACCATACTCACCTTTTTCCAGCATGTCGGCACTTTCGAGAATTGCCTTTTCAAGACCTTTGTGTCTAATAAAAGTTTCAAAGTCGGTAAGTAACCAATCAAAATGTTCTTCTCTCAAATCATGCGGGACTTTAAAATCAGAACCAGTAGCTGCATTGACAATGGTTTCCGTTGGAACTACACTATGTTCTTTGACATAATTGTTAATAAAATCAGCAGAATTTTGCAGTTTACGATCAAATAGTGTGTGATCAAAAATTGCTTGGCAACGACTAAATGTTGCTGCATCTGCCAACATCATTTCTAAATAAACTTTTTGTATTTCAAAACCGTAATCAGTATTTTGTTTCATCTATTAATTATACGCTCTTTAAGTGTTAATAGCAATATGCTTGGCTATATCATAACGCCAATCTACACGCCATTTTGTGTGATAAAGTACGGCACCAATACTACTACTAGGGTCTCCAGGCTGTGGCAAACTCCATGTGTACTTAAATTTTGGTTCAACTACAATTTTATTAGCTGCACTATTCATAGCACAGCCGCCCATATATACTAAACAGTCAGCACCGGTTAATTCTTTAGCCACACGCATTATGCTATCAACTTGCTCGGTAAAAACTTCTTGGACGGCGGCTGCAATGTCACATTGATCTTTGATGTTATTGATATCATGTGGCCAATCTAACACTCCTCTGTGTAGATTTTTGTGAGCATGTATCAATGTTCCCATGTACTCCTTAACATCAAAATAATATCTAGTAGGATCACCGTTCAATGCCATTTCTTGTAGTAAATGTTCTTGTTTAATTGGTTCTAAACTGCAAAGTTTAGTAAAGGCACTATAAAATAATCCTAAACTATGTGGATAACTTTTAGACCAAACCTTACGTAACTCGCCGTGCTTCCCTTCCCATATAGTAGCACATTCAAATTCACCAATAGCATCTAATACTACAATAGCCGCATGATTAAATGGACTAGTATAATATCCAGCAGCTGCATGGCTGGCATGATGGGGCGAATAGTAAACATCGGCATAATCCAACCGAGTTTGTTTAAGATATCTACCAGGTAACGTGTTTAAATTAAATGCTGTACGATATTGTCCAGCGTATAGCTGTCTTGCTTTTTTAACCCAGGGTCTTTCATACCAAAATATTTTGTCAGGGCCGCCTTGATTGAGCGCCTGTTTAATAACTTCGCTAGGCAAGGTGTTTTCTTTGCTGACTTGCCAAGACTTGAGGTCGTATTCGGCAAATACTGCCAAACTAGATCCATGATTCAGCGCATTTATTCCCCAGTAGCTCATTTGTAAATGTATGGATCTTTTTCCGCCAACTCTTTTAAACGTTGTCGGCGTTGACGCCAATAGCGCCATTGTTTAAAAAATTCAATTAGTTTCTTCATCTCTAAACCATTTCTTAGCTCGTAGTTGTATTTTAAGACTGTTTGACTCTTTAGCCGCAGTAATCAACCAAAGAGTTGCTAATCTTCCTAATTTTATATAAGCATCATTGACATCTTTAACTCCATCTGGCCAATCAGGCATACTAACTGACCATCCGTACTCAATTGCTTGTTCTACTGTTCTAGGACCTTCATGATCCTTATCGGGTACTAGAATGATTTCTTTGCCTAACTGTTTAAGTAACCAGTTTTGACTGTCTTTAATTTCAGCACCTAGTAACGCACACCCATCAATACTTATCGCATCAAATGGCCCTTCACAAACAATCACGAACTGTCTATCATTGTGTTGTGCATCTAAATTAAACACATAGCCAGGTTGTTGCTCACTTATATATTTAGGTTTAGCATCATTAACTGCTCGGGCAGTATATCCTACACAAACACCATCTTTATAGAACGGTACGATTAGTCTGTTACTAAAACCAATCTTAGGAGTCCAGTGAAAATTATAATAGTCTAGATACATTTTACGTTCAGCAACATATTCTAATACCGGCACTAACTTTTCTGGCATTTCATCCAGCCAGTCATTAATTGGTCGTGTATCTGGCGGTAATGCTCTAGCCTCAAATGTAGGAACAACTTGTCTTACAGTTGCGTTTGAGTTTTCATTTAAACGTAGTGCTTCAAGTCGTAGTTGACTAATAACATCATCGGGCATGTTCAAATCTCGCATGAGCTTGTTCATTTTTTGACTTATTGTTCTACCAGGTTGCCAACTTGCTTTGAATCCGCAATTGAAACAATGATAACTAACAGCATCTCCACCGTTAATAATGAAGCCGCCACGTTGTCTTTTGTCTTGACAACAAGGTGCGTTAAAACTGATCCAACCGCTTGGAGTTTGTTTACGCTTGCCAGGTAAGAATTGTAGTAGTGTATCGGCTATGAGGCTCATAGCACTATTATACTTAACTAACAGTTATTTTGTCAACAGTTCCGGTAATATTTGTGCCCGTTACGATGTATGTGGCAGTACCATTCGCAGCTGTACCTGCTCCTGACACAGACGAGATAGAACTAACACTATAACTGGACGGGTAATTGGCACTGACGCCATCTACACCAGTAACTGTCAAAACCAAATCGTTAATTCCATCAACACCGCCCAAAACACTACCTAATACTTTTATTTGACTGCCAACAGCATAACCTGTGCCGCCAGTACGCACAGTTACTTCATAAGCATTACTGTTTAACTTAACACTAAAACTTGCACCAACGCCATTTGCTCTTGGAGTAGTGTAGCTTATTCTAAAATATTTGTAATTAGCGATATCCTGGTTAGGAACAGACCATGTACCGGTAAAATCTGCAAAGGTATACGAGCTTAGGTATTCTGCACCCTTCCATGCTTCGGTTCTTATTGTGCTCTCTTCTGTTCCTTCTAACCAAACGCTGCCTGTAAATCCAGAAAGTGTTACATCAAAATCTAGTGTGGCTGTTTTTTCAGCTTCATAAAATGTTGCTGGAATGGCAGTACTATGATATACAGGATGTCCCTTTAAATCTATTTCTGCGGTAAATGTTTTGTATATTCTGTCATCTTTGAATACAGGTAATGCATTTCCAACTAGTTCAATTGTGCCAACGGCACCAAATCTACTATCTCCATATAGTATAACATCTTGGCCGTTTTTAGCAGCAGTTACACTATATTTTAAAAACTGTTCGCTCAGTTCTGCAAGATCTTCTTGAGGGATAGTTACTGAAGCCAGGCCTTTTAATGTTGTTTGATTTAACGGAACTATTGTATACGGGCTATTGGCAAGTGCTTGGCCAGAAGAGTCCATGACGTTTAATTCTATTGCAGATAGTGTACTTAAATCAATACGTTTTTGATCTGCATTTTTTATATCAAACTCTAAGGTATTATCTATACCGTTGTAAATTTTTACTGTTCTCTGATACACGTTTGTATACTCCGTTGAAAAGCCTGCCAAATTAGCCAGTAGTTCAATTCTATTTGGATATAAATAACTTGAAATTTTTTGCATTTGGACAAACCCTTATTACATATTTATGGCAAAATTAAGAGATAACATAGAACAAAATTTGCCCTTTATTAGTGTGCTAAACTACGGTGAAGAAGAGTACGTTGGCATCATAATAAATCAAGATCAATTCGTAACCAGCTTTTACGACCTTAACTCTATAAAGAGCTTAGAAGAACGGACTGTTTTCCTAGAAATAGGAGAAACTTGGTGGTGGGAAAGCAACCGCCAATTTCCTATTAGTATTATTTGTAAAGATCAAATACAACCCTTTGCCTACGCTATTAAAACATTCAATAGCAAAGATGTTAGGGTAATATTAGGACCAGTTGTGAATTTAATGAATTTAACATTAAAACGTGTTAAACGTAAAAGCGTACAGTTAGTGCGTAAAACTCGTTAACTGTACCCGTAACTTATATTTTCACAAATTAAATTCATCTGTACCACTACTACATGTGCATAAGCAATAGCATGTGCCTTCTTAAAGTAGTATTCATCATTCTCTGGCTTCGTCCACACTTCCGTCATCACCGTAGTCCAATCTTTCCCAATCAGATAACGTTTCGCGGGTCTGATCATTGCTAGTACTGCTGCCAATTGCTCTATAGATCTTGGTTTGCTTTGTCTCAGAATAGACCCATGCCCATTCACATGGAACAGGAGTTGGGTAAAGTCGTCTTGTTCTAGTAGATCCCATAATGGTTCTGTCTCCATCAATTGTTTAAGATGTGCTCTATCTTTTACACCCTCATAGACACCGACATTTAAAAAGTCTATTTTAAAATAACCACGCTCTTCTGCTGTTTTATAATCTATTGTACTTAGTCCCGTTATTGGATTGTATGGCACAGAAGTACAATAGATACCAGTATTGTGCTTTTTAAAAGTGCCATGTTCTTCAATAGCCGCAACAACATGTTTAAACTTGTCAAGAGCATGTGTTCTATCTGCAAAGTCAATATCGATATCAGGCATCCTTACCACTCCATTGGTCAATTTTCTTCCAACTATTCTTTCCTTTAGTCGCATATCCAATATACACTTCTCCAGTTTCTTTGTCAACTAACATCCATTTTTCTGGACATTTTGTATAGACTGTGAGTGTAACAGGTTCTTTCAATTCTTTAGCCTTAGTTCCGTCTACTAATTTTCTCAATGTTTTATCTCGCTTTCAAACAGTAACAGTGGCAAATGTTCTGTTAAATGATCTGCGTATTTGTCAGCTTCTTCTATTGTTTCAAAACCTGTAAATTTTACATACACTGAATTGTCTTCTTCAGAAACAATCACTTGGAGGTCAAGTTGCATTGCATCTGGGTTACCACTTACATGATTAGCTGGATTTGTCATATGTTAGATTCCTTAACGACTTGGCGTACAAGTTCTGTGTCAGCAGGCAACTTTTTAAATTTATTGATCCAAAATTGCAAGTCTATAACATTACTTATTGCAGCTAGCTGTTCATCACTCAGTTTCTTAAGTAATTCTTTGCCGTTCGTGCTGTTTAACAACAACCACGGGCTGACCTTTCCGTCCTTGATATCATACGTAGCTCGACTTAAACTAACATATAAAAAATAATGATTCCAGACGCTTTTGTTTGCATCAGCCCACTCCATCATATGTTTAATACTGCGCTCTAGTGCTACTTCAACCGGTTCTGTTTTAATTAAATCTATAACATATTTGTCGTATAACTCATCTCGACACCAATGGTCGAGCTTAACTCCAGATTTAATTACATAGTCAATGAACTTGTCAAAATATAAAGGATTTACATTCGAAACAAAACTTCCAAATTTTATAAAAGCATTATAGTAAGGACTACGTGCAAACTCATCATACGTCTTGTCGCCTTTTGAATTTTGAGTCAGTTTATAAAATTTGTTATAGGTATCAAAGCCTAAGACAACATGTCTTTCATGTTTGGCCAACGCCCTGCGTTTCTGTTCGCATACATGCACAGCTAAAGTTTTTTCTTTTGTAAACTTATGATTACAGTACTGACAAACATAAGGCTGGCTAACAAGATTCATCATTTAAACTTTTTTGCAATAGTTGGTTCATCCATGCCATATTTTCGAGCAAGGTCTTTTATCTCTTTGTCAGTTGCAATAGACGACAGTAGTTCAATTTCATCAATTTTTTTATTAGGGTATATTTCTGTTAAAAATTTTACCTTTTTACTATTAGTACCTGTTTTCTTTTTATGCCCAATCCATTCATGATAAAATTGATTTTTACCGTCATAGCTGCACATACACAATAACAACCAAAGAAGTTTTGGATGCTTTTGAAGAATGTTCCAGTGCTTATTAAAATATTCGTTAACAGTTAAAACAAAATGTTGTTGAATTTCTGTATTAGATGATTTTGCATTGCTTATGTAACGATTAAGAATAAAAAATTCTGATTTAAGGCTTTTTTGTTGTTCAGGATCCATGGCATCCCATAGTTCACGCACATTCTGGTCAACCGCAGAAATTTTCTCTTTTAATTCAATTTTTTCACTCATCCTTAGGCCTCAACACAGCATCAAATGCCATAACTGTTCGATATCCAGTTCCGCGCCACGGATATACGGTGTGTGGTATATGACTAGGAAAAAGTACTACCATGCCTTGTTGTGGTGTAAATTTCCAAGTATCGTTCATAATAAACTTTGTAATGTCTTTAGTCTGCGACATTCTAAATAACACCTGACCGTCGCTTGGCAAACTATTTAATTCTAAATCCGGAGTCTGTATATAGATGTTTCCACTTAAATTCCCAGCCGGATGACTATGCATTTCTTGATATTGTCCTGGACCTTGTCGTATAGTCCAAATACTGTTTACAATAGGTTTGCAATATTTAAGTTCCTCTGTTCCGCTTTGTGCAGATACAAGTTCCATATATCCAACACAAATTTCTTCAAGATATTTTACAAGCCACGAAACATCAAGCTCTAATTCATTAGGATAAACTTGAATTTGTTGGCCTCCGCGAATACTTATGGTAGGATTTCCTGAATCATTTAGTTCGGGGTGGCTATGAAGAGTATCGGATAAATTATAAATTTGGCTAAATGTGCCTGGAGGAATTTCATCTAACGCCATTACAGTTGGCGCAAAATATGCAACTTTTAAAGTCATAGTGGTTTATCCTTGCTGAGTCTGTATATCATTATAGCACGATCTAAGGCCTTTTGTAAAGTAGAATTGGTACGTGCTTCTCTCCGAATTTCGCCCCAAAGTTTGTCTTCCATTAGGTGATCGTGTAGCGGCCTACCATCGCCAGTCCTAGGATCGAAGTTTGGATGATCCTTATCGTATTTCCATCCAACTACTTGTCTAGTATTAGGATCAGCACCAAATTCTCTAGCATATACGGTATCTTTGTTACGTTCGTATATGTATGTTGCACCAGGTTTAAGACTGCCCATCTTTTTTCTCCTGAACTATTCCATATTGTTTATAGATCCATTGTATAAATGATTCTATTTCTTTACTAGGATATGGATAAGCCTTGTAGGCTATTTCTATTTTTGTTAACCATTCTTTGTCAATCATAATATTTTATCTAGTTGAATGATTTCGCTTTGTCTTGAAATTTCTTTAACAAAGTATGCACAGTTTGGTTTTTCTTGAAAGCGAGTTGGAACTGCCAATAGCTGTCCGTTTTTCATTTTAGGAAAATACCATTTGACGTCATTATAAAAATTTACGATTTCAATTTTTTTAAATTCTAGTCTAAAACTACTCAACGGATTAAAAATCATTGCTTCGAATCCCCGATTGTTTAAACTTGTTAACGGTAATATTTCTATATCATTGGAGCTTGAACTGTCTCCTACTGCTATTGACCAGTCTATTGGCATTGTTACTTCGTCGTCACCTATTTTTAGTACCATTGCTGGACTATTAAATGATTCTAAAAATATTAACGGCATAAAAAAGAAGTCTGGTTCTTTAGCATCCGAATTATCCAAGACGGCAAATCTTGTGTTTTCATCTACTTCATCTGGTAAATTGTTTAAACTAAAAGTTTTGTTCTCTAATGTTAATATTTGCATAATTCCTTATTTTTGCCAATCCGTTTTTTCAAGAGTAAACGGATATTTGGCTTCCTTATAAAATTTCTTCCTCTGCGTGAGGTGACGTTTGGCGTACTTACAGGTGCTAGTAAGGTCCCAGATTTGTACGAAGTCTTTGTCTTCTGCTTTTCTAATGCCTCGCCCAATGCTTTGTATAACGCGGACAAAGCTCTTTCCGGGTTCAAGAAGAACCAGATTAAAAATCCTTGGGATATTAATACCAACAGCGGCCACGCCGTAAGTCGCCACAGTAATCTTGTTATCAGTTGTTGCATGTTCTTTATATTCCTCTTTACGTTCTTTGCCTTTTACTTCGCCTGAAATGAATGCCGCCTCTGGCAATAATTCTGTTAAAAATTTTCCTGTATCAATCCTATTAACTAAGATAAGTGTGTTACCTGATTCAGAGATACCTTGAATTAGTTTGCTTATATAGGTTATTCGTTCTTTATTAGTGACAAGATATTTTAATTCTTCCGCATAGCTTTTAAATTCAGGCAAATCTATCATTTGAACAACATTAACATGGCAATTAGATAGTATGCCCATCTCTTGCAATTCGTATGCCTTTATACCGCCTATAACTGGACCAATGCTAGCAAAAATTGGTTCAGCTTCAAATTCATCTTTAGGTACTGTACCAGTTAACCCCCATCTAATCGGAGTACTTGAGAAGTTATGAGTCAACAGGTTCTTCAATACTTCGGCTTTTGCCATATGTACTTCGTCTACAATAACGGTTTTAACATCGTGTAAGAACTCAGCTAACGAAAGTGCTTCTTCTAAATCCCAGTTTTTACTTTTCTTATCTAGTACATTGAGACTTTGCCAAGTACAAATAGTATGCGTGTGGCCAATCATCTTTCTGTCACCAAAGTAAACACCTACATCTAATCCAACATTGATGAAATCTTCTTCAGTTTGTGTGACAAGATCTTTGTTTGGAACAATGGTCACAGTACGTCCGTATTTTTCAGAACAATGTGCAAGAGTAGCAGTCATAATAGTTTTTCCTGCGCCTGTAGCTACTTCTTGTAATGCTTGTGTATTTGTAAAAAATCTATTAATGATTTCAACTTGGTCGTCTCTTAAGGTGATAGGATTACCTGCAAATCTGTGACCTTCCGGCCACACTTTTCCCATGTCCGCCCAATAAGAATTTGTAACAGGAGTGAAATTAATTTTTACAGGAGTTCTTAAATCTTCTAACTCGTCTATTTCAACGCCAATTGAATTTAATACCTCAAAGCATTTTTCCAATTGATTAAGATACCCATTGCCGCCAAGACCAAATAGACTTATGGTACCGTCCCAACGTCCTAATTTATAGGCAGGTCGATATCGAGCTGTTGGGTCGACGTATTTAAAGGTTGATACTAGTTTTTTACGAGCGTCTAGCGGAAGTCCCTCAAATTTAATGTTGACTTCGTCTCGGATGACTAATTTTACTCCCATAGTACTTTGTTCTCAATAATAGGTTCTTGCTCTGTGTATGAAATTATTAGGTCGCAACAATTTGCATATACCGCAGTTTTTGTTTGTTTAAGTGAAGAACCAATGCTTATTACACTCATTGGCTTCCAAGGGCTTTTTAGGAAAAATTTAGGTATTTTTCCATTTTGTACTCCAACAATAGTTGTTGTTTCATCTAACTGAGCATTGTATTTGTTTTCGGCTATAAATTTGTTGAACATCGATCCACCTTCATCATTGTCAAGGCGAAAGTAAATTCCAATATTTTCAAAAATTTCAGTTTTTTCTAAACTCTTGTGAAGATCTACCAATTCTTCATAGCATTTTTTATGGTCATTACAATCGAATATAACAAGCACAGGTAGTCTTTTTATTTGTTTCAATGAACTTAAAATCTCTTCTAACGAGTAGGAATTTTTATTGATCCAAACTTTAGTATTTTTCCTATAGGCCAAAATTTCGGTCAAATTTTCTGGTGTTTTTTTGGGATTTTCTAAAAAATACTGGTATCGCACACTTCGGTCAGCAATGGTGTCATCTGAGATAGGAGTATCGATACCAAGGTCACTAGTAATCAATTTTTGAAAATTAGAATGATCAAAGTTGCTGAGCAAGAATTTATTTTTTATTTCAGTTTCTGACCAAGATTTTATAATTTTGTAAAAATTTTCAATTTTCTCGTCAATTTCAAATTCAAGAGGTTTAAAGGTGTCAACTAATTTTACAATATTTTTTTCAGTGAGTTCGATGTTATAAATTTTACCAGAAGTTTCTTGTGATATGTTACCAAGGTCTCGCCAGATTGACTGTAAAACCTTGCGTATTACACTAGAGTATGCAAACTCCATAACTATTGTAGAATTGTCAGTCGACAAGTATATTTTTTTAGTTTTATCAACCGGCCTAAAGATTCTTGACCAAGAGGGTGTAAGTAAGGACTCGGAAATTTCGTCTGAAATTCCGTTAAAATTTCTCAAATTTTCGTTTAAAATTTTCATTAATAATTTGCCTTGATTTTCTGTTATAAAATGCGGTGACGAAACTAATTTTCCAAGATTTTTTAGAATCTTCAATTCGCGTCTAGGCACTAACATTAAATCATTATCAGGTAAATTCAAAATTTTAATTAAAATTTTATCTATTTGTGTCATAACACTATATTAAACAAAAATTTGACAAAAGTCAATACTTATAGAAAAAAATAGGCCTCAATATTATTTAAGGCCTACGGTCTACCTTTTGGGCAAATTAGTTTTGTCGTTCGATGTCACTTTCATCACAGCGATCGCCGTATTGTATTTCTACAATCCTGCAAGGTTCGTTAAACGGATTAGTAAGTTGATGCCAATGACCAACAGGAATATGTTGGAACTGATGTAAGGTACGTTCTTGCTCACCATCACCAAAATTTACTACGCATCGACCTTCTGATACATGCCAGTGCTCTGCTCGATGTTGGTGTCTCTGCATGGTTAAACTTTTACCAGGCATCACTGTAAGTTCTTTTACCTTGGTTCCTTGTATCTCGTGCAAGACACGGTAGTAGCCCCATGGTCTTTCTGTCTTAGGAGCTTTCCATTCTTGCAAAATCCATCTACTGGAATTCATTTTGTCAACGCCGCCAACGCCAAATGCAAAATATAAGTTTTTATCGGTGCAATCCATTTCTGGAATGTTTGCTTGTGTGCGATCACCGCCATTGGCAAAAATCAATTGACTTTCTGGATAATGAGCTCTTACTTGTTTTATAAAATGACGGGCAGAGTTGTCTTCATCATCAAATGTGTAGACCTCATCAACCATAGATAGATTGTTAATAATGCAAAGCCTTTCGTTCCAAGGCATAAATGCACGGCCTTTTTTACGTTCTAGCCAATCATCGCTGTTCAATCCAACAATTAGCATATCTCCCAATGCTTTTGCTTCTTTAAAATATCGTATATGTCCGCTATGCAATGGGTCGAAGCCTCCTGTGACAAGGACTATCTTCATAAGGTAGCGTCTTCCATCCCTGCAACACGAAGTTTAACAATATTGGTAATTTGCCATTGTTTTTGATCTAAGCCTTTAGTAATGCCTAACCACTTGTTACGAAGTAAGGCAAATTCGTTGATAATTTTTTCAAAATCAACTACGTCTGCCTCGCCTTCAACAAATTTTTCACAATCACGACTACTTAGAGCACGTTGATAGTTTTCAAGATATTTTCGAAAATGACTGCTTTTAAGTCTTCGAAGTTCAATGTTAAGGTATTCTAAAATTGCTTCAATTTCTTGAAGCTGACTAAACCGCTGTTCCACAATACCAGGCAAGCCTGCTGCTGCTCTTTCAATATTTCCCGTTATACGGCATTCAATTTTTGCAGCATCTAATTCGGTCTTGTAGTACTCTACTGCATCCGGAATATGCGAGATGTCTTTTGAAATTTTAGCGTACCAACCCATTAAAAATCCAGTTCTTTATAATCGTCTTCGTCTTCGTCGTCTTCGTCTAAGTAGTATTCTATAGATTGATCGAGCGTATGATCAACGCCCATTGCACTTTGAAACACTCGATCACTTACTCCATAGTCTGCTAACAATTCGACATAACGTTCGGCCGCAACTTCTAATTGTTTTTTATCAATATAGTCTGCAAATAGCAACCAAATATCACCAATTTGACTTTCATTCAACATGTTCTTCATTCTCCTCGGGAACAGTAGGTGTTGTATTAGATTTGATATGAAATTTTTCCATTATCATATCTAATTTATCATCTTTCCATTCTTTTCGGTAGAATTTGAACTCTTCTCCAGTCTCAGGATCGACCCACTTGAGTCTATTGCCTTCTTGTTTTAAAATACCTTGTTTTTCACACAAGTCAACCATACCACTATACGGATTCATACCAGTTTCGTATGGAATCTTAATTTGTACAGTTTCAAAAGGTTTAGCATATCGTGTTTTCATAATCTTACATGCGGCACGAATACCATTTACTTCAGAAACTTTGTTACCATCCTCATCCTCTTTAAGTTTGAGTTTTTTCATAGCAACAACAATGCTTGACGCATAGACAAAACCTTGTCCACCTGAAATTTTGTCGTCTGGGTCGAACATATCTTGACTTGCGTATGTATGATTAGTACATACCATTCCAACGTTGTAAGATCCAAACATGTTTACACAATTACGAACTAGTGCTGTCAATGCTTTAGGTTTACGGCCCATGTCGCCTTTAAGGTCACCTGCTTCGAACTGGTTAATATCAGTTGGAGTAAGTAACATACCCAACGAGTCTATGACAAACAAGACCTTAGGACGTTCTGTCATTTCTTTGTACTCTTTCATGAATTCGTGGATAGTTTTAGCCACATCATCAATCATAGCCATATTGAGCTTGAGTAGTTTATCTTCACTAGTGTCTACACCTAAAGCGTGTAACCAACTTTCATCAAGAGCATTTTCGCTATCAATTAGGATAACATAGATGCCTTGTTGTTGTGCATTACGTACTAAGTTTCCAGAACAGATAAATGACTTACCTGCACCGGATTCACCTGCAAATACAGTAACTTTACCAAGTGGTACGCCTTTGTGAAAATCGCCGCTGATTAGATAGTTAAGAGTATAATTACCTGTGCTAATCCAATCTGTTGGATCATTAAACCCAACACCTAACCCATCAATGCTTTTAGTTAGGGTTTTTCTAAATTTTGATAAATCGAATGCTTTATTTGCCATAATTATTGATCCAATGGTAATGTATTCCACTCTTTAATTAGAGCGATTACTTCATCTTCTGTGTTACACAGCGTCTTTGTATTAGACCAATCTTCTTTTTTATTACGGCCGCCAATTTCAACCATCCAACCATTGTCATAACGATTGATGCTGATGTTTTCGTTTACCTTTGCTAATTTTGCTAATTTTGTCATGTTATTCTCCTAATAGGTGTGAGAACCTGGGCGTACAACTAAGTTGTAGAGGCCCAAGCCGTGTTTATTACTTCTGACGATTGCGAATCATTGCCAAGATATCTTGGGCACGGCTATCACCGCCGCTTGATTCTTCTGCTTTAGGAGCAGGAGCAGGAGTAGACTTTGCTACTGGTGCTGGCTCATCATCATAGTCATCGCTTGCTGCTGGTGCAGCTGCTTTAGGAGTAGACTTAACTGGGTCGCCTGTAGATTGACCCATACCTGCGGGTTTAAAGTACTGTCCCCAACGATCCATATCAAACGGTTCGCCGTCAACTGATGCTTCAAACATTTCTTTCATTACTTTGAGCTCAATCTCAGTTGGCTTTTTAGGTAAGAAATCATTTAGATTAAACAAGCCGTATTGCTTAACAGCCGCTTGTTCTTCGTCATTCAATGGACGCTCACGACGTGCCCAACTTGATGTTGAGTAGTCAGCATATCCGCCCTTGCTACCTTTCTTCATACGGAAATCAAGTCCGTGTACGAAGTCTGTTGGCAAGTCTTCCAACTCTGGATCAACCAATGCTGAACGAATCAGTTGGAAAATTTGTGGGCCGATGATAAATCGGCGAATTGGATTTTCTGGATGACTTTCTTCTTTCAGACCATCTTCAGCAACGAAGCCTTGGAAAATGTATGAACGCTTTTTCCAGTATTTACGACCCATATCTTCCAATGCTGGGTCCTTGAACCAACCGCGAACTTCATTCAGGATTGGGCAAGAGTCTCCATACATTTCCATGCATGGTACTTGTACAATAGTTGGTTTGCTTTCTGATTCACCCTTGACGCCAGCGAATGGCAGTTTGATCATTGCACGTTCAACCCAGAAAAATGTGTTGTCAGTGTTACCATCGGGTAAGAAACGAAGTACGGATTCACCGCCTTCTTTGAGATTCCAAAACGGATATATTGAATTGTCTCCGCTTGTTCTTTCTCCTGAACCTTTTGATTCAGATGCCTTAAGTTTTGCTCTAATTTCAGCCAAAGTTGCCATAATATTTCTCCTTTAATATGCCTTTGCTTTTATTTGCCTTTATTTGTTGAAACCTTTCAACAAAAAACGCATACGTGTTATTGTATGCGTTTTTATTTAGCAGAGCAAGAGAAATATTGCTCTAAATGTGGATTTTTTCACCAAAAACATTAACAAACAGCCCCTTTTTGTTGAGCCAGCTAGAAAGAAATACTTTGTTTTCGTAATTGAACTGATATAATAACGAACGGTGTATGCCAGCCACCTTCACATGTTCTTTATCAAAAAAATAAGGTAACAGCTGATCTGCTTTTAAATTAAAATCACTGGTGAGTAGGCAAAATTTTGGCATTTTTTCAAATTCTTTTGGGAACTTATCTAGTTTGTACAGTAGTGTAGAGTAAAGCATAAATTCACTTTCGATGACTGACTGATTAGAAAAATAATCTAAAAATTTCTGATAATCTGGAATAGTTTCTAAAATATTTTTGTGAAAAACAAAAGGAGTTAAAATTGATAGATGTTGAAAATTTACAGGAACGTCAAGATACTTTGCGTATTCTATTACTGTATCACCCCAGTTATGATTATTATAGAAATCTGTTTGTGAACCGTTGCCTATTGTTGAATTCCATTCATCAATGTTAGTTTCTTTAATAAAAAAATTCTTTGAGTCAAGTATTAGGTAGTCGTTTTTAATGTACTCAAAAGCAGCAAATTTATGATACTGTTGTCGTACCCATCCGCCTTTGTTATTATTAAAATTAGAATTTATTTTGAATCCATCAACTATTATTAGCTTGTGTTTTGTATAATACGGAGATAATAGAGATGACCACTCTTCTATAGAAATTACTGGGTCGTCTATTACAACCCAGTGAGTACAAGGACTTAAAAATTTTTGTATGCTTTCTGCTTGTAACAGCATTTGTAACTTGTCGTGACTACAAGTTACTGTAAGCAGATCCATATTGTTATCTATGGTGTACTAAACTAATTAATCGTTGAACTTCGTCATAACCAGTGGACTCTTCATATATTGGAATATCTGCTTGAGTTACCTGTTGCTTTGGTCTATTTTTTGCAACCCACGCTTGCATTGAAGCATCGTCAGTTGGTCCAGTATAGCCTAAATTAGAAGCTTGACGATTGATAGGTTTAGCAAACCAATCACTCTTTTCAAAAGTTCTATACCATCCATCGGCACCTTTTTCGTATCTAGTACCTTTTACCCAATATTCTTGACCAGGCTGTGCCTTAGGAAATTTTTGATTTAACCATAAAGCGTTCTGACCTCCCTGACCTCCTTGATCCGGATCTCTATATGCAGTTTTAGGTTCGCCAGGTTGTGTAGCAACTTGTTGTGATGCTAGTTGAGTACCGTATTGCTTACCTCTCCAAGGAAAAGTTTTTTCTCCTAATTTACGAGCATCTGCAAATGCTTGACCAAATGTCATAGAATCTCTATTTTTTGGAGCTGTAGGTGCTGGAGCAGGTGCGGGTGGCGCATCAGCAGGTGCCGGAGCAGGTGCGGGTGGCGCATCAGCAGGTGCCGGAGCAGGTGCTGGAGGAGTTGCTCCATTGCTAGTAATATCGTTTGGACTGCCTTTCATTACAGGGCGCCCCATAATATCTCTGCCAGACATCATACTACTAGCTGGTGCTGTGTTTGTTGCAGCAGGTTCTGCCGCCGACGGTACTTGGCTTGCATTTTGAGTATTAGGTTGAACCGCCACATATTCTTTAAGCGATTCATTAAACTGCAAAGACATTTGATTCATTTGGTCTTCTAACGCACCGACGTCAAATCCTGTCCTACCAGTTTTTTTTTCAATTCCAGCTAGTTGCATGATTCGATCAGACTCATCTCCGCCTGGATCCTTCATGTCAATAAATTTTAGAACTTTAATTAGATCTTCTTCTGTTGCTCCGTCAAACATTCCGTCTTCAAATGCTTTCTTTAGTTTAATCTTAATACGCATTGCTCCAAGCGGAAACTTGCCAGTTTTTGTATCATAAAAGCCGCTTACAAATTTTAACATTCCTTCTAAGCCGCCTTCTGTTGGAGTTTCAAAACCAAAATCTGTAGGTTTCATTCCACAATCTTTAATAATTTCAGCAATAGTCTTAATACCATCGCCTAAATCAAGTTGTGTTTCTAAAGTTGCACCAGCATCTTTAGCTTTTTTCATTGCATTGGCCATGCCCTGACGTGCAAGATGTCGTGCTTGACTATATCCTTGTCCGTGCTTTCCTGGAGTTACAGGTTTAGATTTTTTATCTTTTGGATCAACATCCCAAGGAGGACTGTCGTCTTTCTTTGCCTCAGCGACAGGTGCTGGAGGAGCAGGATTTGCTGGAAGCCCGGCATCTGCCGCAGGTTCTGCTAATTCAGGAGGAACTTCTCCGGCTGCTGGCGCTGGTGGTGCAGGTTCCGCAGGTGCTGGAGCAGGTTCCGCTGGAGCAGGTTCTGGCGGTGCCTCAGGTGCTGACGCATTTTCGTCTGATGGAAAAGTAAGTTGGTCTAACAAATCTTCGTGTTCTGTTTCTATCCAACCTCGAATAATATCATTTAAGTCAGTTTCAGCAGGAACTGATTTGACTGCTTCGATAAACGAAGGATGATCGATTAGACCTTTTAGCGTCATAACAGCGTTGTCGCCGTTAGGCCCTACTTGCAAATTTTGTGCCAATATATCGTTTAATTTTTCAATAGCAGCTGACTTTGCACCTTCGTTTGGGCTTAGAATTTCGTTTTTATCTTCATTTACTAAATCGTCAATATAAGACTCAAACTGTTTTTCAATATCAAATGACTCGTCGGTTTTATGTTCGTGTCCTGGGCATTCGCAATCTGCAACTGGTTCTCCACAGTCGTCACATTTCTCATTGTTATCTTCAAGAATATCGTCTGCTGTTAATTCAACAACTGGTAATTCATTTTCGTCTACAAATTTATAGATATATGGAAATACTGATTTTAATTCTTCATTAAATGTACGAATAGTTAAACGGTCAATTAAATCGTTTTGAACTTCTTCTGGAATCATTTGTTCATCTTGTTCTTGGAAATTTTCAACAAATTCTTCATAGTAAGAAGTTCTTTGTAATTTATTGATTGTTTCTTTAATTTCTTCAATGCGATTAATAACACGCTCAGTAACTGAAGACATTGCTTCGCTCAATTGTTCTTGGCGGCTAACATACCCTTTAAATTTTCTTAATCCAGCTAGTTCTTCACTCAAACCACAAATATGACGGCCAATGTTATCATAAGGATTTCCGCCATGACCAATGTGCTCTGCAAGAGCGCGAGCACCATTAATGTGTCTATAAGGATATTTAAATCGTTCGCCTTGATTATTTTCAATATAAATGCTTTCAATATGCATAGTCCTGCCAGCGGGCAAATCCATGTTGATTTGTTGGCTGTGTTTAATAATAAGACGTGTGTCACCTAAATCTTGGTAACTTACCCTGTTATTACCATAGAGTTTATTTTCCATAATTGCGGGCATAATTGGCATTTCCTTACGTTTGGCCTGAAATTCATAATCTCTTTTATCAAGATTACTTTTTCCGATATTTTGTACATCAAAATTTAAAAGTCTATCTTTAGCAAATTGTCTAAAGCCTCTAATGAATTTAAAAGCTCTGTGTCTAGTACTTTTGCTTTCGTCGTCGACTAAATCGCCACTTACTTGCATGACAATTCCGTCTTCAGGATCAAGCGTAATGGCAATAGTTCCTAGTGATTCGCCGTCTTCTTCGTATTCAAATTCGAAAAAACGGGCTCTAGGAATATCTTCCTTTTTGCTCAATACTTCGGCGTTTTCGTCACCGATATTAATGTCTTTAAAGCGAGTTTGTATTTTTCCATACAAATCTTGCGCTATTTTGTTTAAATTTGAGTCCATGTTATATTTATCACAAACCAGAAACGAATATCGGAAGCGGTGGCTCCCAGTCATCGTTAAATTCGTCATTTACGCTCATAAGCTCGAACACCTTAGGATCCCAATCTGCTAGAACCACACTCATACGCACCACTAAAAGAAGCGCAGAAACCAGGTCGTCGTGCTGTCCGTCTTTGGCTTTGAAGCTGACGCCCTGAGCAATAAATGTTTTAAGTTCACTGATTAACGTTCTACTGTAAATCTTCATTTTATCTTCTTCAACTAGATATTTAAGTCTTGAGCAGGCACTAATTTTAGATGAATGCGTTGTGTTAAATCCTTTACGGAATTTACGTACATGGCCCTTTCGTTGCGGCTCGCTTACAAACATTCCTGGAAATGTGTCTTCTCCAAGATCTTGTATAACAACCAGCGCCGCTTCTCCTACTGTGTTATTTTCTACACTATAATAAATGCTGTTGCTGTTGTCTTGTCCAACTTCTTCTAAAATATGTTTTAGTACGTCTCTAAATATTTTAACCTGTCCCTGTATAGGTGTGATATTGTGTTGCCATTCTGCGACTTGTACAAAGCTGGGTAATTCAAAAACTTGTATACCGGCATAGTCGCCACCTGTTCCTAAACAAGGATCTAATGCTACTAGATAAAGCATTCCTGGTATAGGTTTTTTATACCATCTAACTTGCCCCATCTTGAATAACGGATCTCGTCCCACCATATCAATTAATTTTAGCGAGCTTACTAGTGTCTCGTCAAAAACCAAGAATTCACAACCGTATTCACGACGGAATCGTTCTTCGCCAATACGTCCTAGTTCCTCTTTTTTCCAGTTTTCATCTCGATCTGGGTGTTCGTGCCATTCTGCACGGAATCCATGAAAGCCATTCCGACCAATCTCATCTTCTCGTGTATTGCCGTACTCGTCGTATAAATCTTGACTTTCCTTCCAAATATTTGCAAAGGTATCTTCGTCGCTGTTAGGAGTTGATGTAATAATAGCCTTACCACCAGTTGCTAGTGTAGGGCTGATTGAAGTCCAAAATTCTTCAGCAATATTAGGTTGTACAAACGCAAACTCATCACAGTATAGTAGTGATATAGACATACCACGACCTGTTGTCCCTGTTGTTGTTTGACTTACAATACGACTGCCGTTGTCAAATTCAATTGAACCCTTGTTGTAACTAGTAACGCCACAACGAACATAATCGGCACACAATTCATATCCGTAACGAATACGTTGCATAATTTCTTGAGCACCTGTATATTTGTGTGCGGCTACTAGAATAGTTTGATCTGGATGAAACATAGCATACCATAACAAGTAACCTGCAGCACAAGTAGTCTTACCACTTTGACGTGGCATCATGTTGATGTTAAAACGATAATCGTGATAACTGTGTAGTAGTCTATTTTGATATTCAAAAGGTTCAAATTTTATCTTACCTTTTGTTGGATGCTGTATATGAAAAAAGTTTGTGACAAAGTGCATGTAACCTTCAACTGGGTCGGCACACATTAGCAAGTCCTGAACTTGCGCTTCTGTAAACTTTTCTTGTTTATGCGCCTTTTTAATTAAGACGCCTTCTAGTGATTTTGCCATAACTTTATTTACATAAAAAAAGGGCTCCAAAGAGCCCCTTTTGATATAACTGCAAAGATATTACCGAGCAGCAGCTTGTCCGCTGAACGCTGTAGGATCGAAGTCGCCCATTGGATTTGTTACTTGGAAATCCTGTGTTGCTTCTGGCGGTCTTGGTTTTGGTCTTGGTGGAACTGGTTGCGGTCTTACTTTATCTTTAACTGCATACACACCACACCATTTAAATTTCTTTAATCCTTGTTTTTTAGCCTGTGCGTATGCTTGGCTAAATGTTGGTGCTTCTATTGTTGGAATCTGTTCTCCAGCTGATTGGGGCACTGGTGCCGGTGCGGGCGGCGCATCGGTACTGGCAATTGACCCTACTGCATCGCTACCAGTGGGTTGAAACGCAGCTACCTCTGCTTCTTGTATTGCCTGCAATTTAAGTTGCAGTTCTTTAATTTGTTCTGCTAGTGAAGACATATTAGTTTCCTTTAATTGTTTGATATTTTTCTGATAATCTGGCAATTAAGGCTTCGCGCATTGGATTGCCACCACCGTTTACTTTAGGCGCTTCTTTACCTTTGCTAAACATATCATCGCCTGTGGGTATTACTGCACCCATACCTGCTACTTGCGGATCGGGCACAGTAGTTGCATCGTCAAATCCTTCTTTTCCAATGCCAAATAATACATCGTCATCATCGTGTCCAGCAGGCATATCTCCGCCACTTTTTTCAATGTTTCTCAGAATGTCTAATAGGTCTTTGATACCGCCAGAACCGCTGCCGTTCATGCTAACGTTCATAGTTACTGAATCGCTTTGTTTAGGTGCGCTCATAGGCATCATGCTAGTACCGCATTCACCAGTTAATAAATCACCGCCGGCCATTTTGTTAGGCTCGCCATCCATGTCACCGCATTCAGGTAACTCTGGCTCGCTTGGTGGCGCCATAACACCTTGACCCGATTCGTCTAAGGTTTTTAATTTTGATAATAAGTCTTGAAAGTTCATTATTTTACTCCAACAGTTTTGGCTGTTGGCTTTTTAACTTTCGTACTGCCAACCGGGCTCTTTGAATTAATTTTACTGCTATCTGAAGCAGCTGATTCGCTTGTAGGTGCGCTCTTAGCTAAGATAGAATCGTTAACACCTGTATATTGCTCAAGCGTTTTTTTGTCTTTTGTTAATTGTTTTAACAAACTCATTTTTTGTTTTTCACCAACTAGTTTTTGGCCTTCTGAAGTTGCATCATAGTCTTTACCTAACAACGCTTCTCCGCTTTTTTCATCATTGGCATGATTAAGAGCAATCTCAGCTTCTTCCATTGGTGTACGCACTTTAACACTCTCTAATGTGCAACGACATTTATCAGCAATAGCAGCACGTACTGTTGCGCTGTTTGTTGGATAAGCTGTACAAACATCAAAAATTGTAACATTTACATTTTTGTGATTGGGGAAATCGCTGTGGGTTTCTGCTATGGGCAAACGTTTGCCCGCTGAACAACTTTCTACTTTATAAGGTGCTAGTGCTAGTTTAATAGCATCTGCAGCGTTTTTGTAGTCACCGGCAAGTTTTACCTTAAATTCGTAAACTTTCTTGCCTTCCATTAGGTATTCTGTAAATGATCTCATATTGTAATCCTGATATGTTATTTATTCATATTTTTAAGTTTTTCGATGAGGCTGTTGCGATCCGTTATGATAACGCCGTCGCCGTTTAGGTTGATACCGTGATCCTCGCCGCCGGCAGCATCTTGATCCAGTTTCTGTTTTTTAAGTTGCAACTCAATCATTTTAAGTTTTTTGTCAATTTTGGCAGCTTTTGCGTCAATAGCATTTTTTAGCATTGTGCCCGCAACTTCAAAAATACGGCCGCTATAACGGGCTTCTACATTCATACCTAGGTCCATCAAATCATCGTAGGCATCTGTAGCACGTTGGGCTAGTGCATCGAATTCACTGTCACTGACATCACCCAGTCCTTTTACTTGAGGCAATGCAGCCGCAATTTTATCAAATTCTGACACATCTCTAAGCAAAGGCTGAGTTTTGGCTATTTCTATCTTAGCCTGTTGTTTTTCCTCGTCCTTGATTATTTTTTTACTGTCAGGGAGATTTAGTAATTCTTCAAGTTTTTTGGTCATACTTTACTTATGCTTGATGAAACATGTCATTTTCGTTAATGATGCGGAATTTTATACCTTGTTGTCTACACCATATATTAGCCGCGGCCCATTTAGCTTGATTTTTTACAAACTGTGCTTGATTGTATTTGTTTTTTCCAACACGCTCTAAAATAGTTTGACTAGCTGGCTTAATCTCAATCAGCTCAATGTGTGTTTTGTTAAACTTATCAATATATTGGATGAAGAAATCGGGTACATATACCGTTTGACGGCCTGTTAACGGATCTCTATAGGGAATTTGAATAGCTTCACTGGCCCACTTGTGTACATTTTCATTTACATCGCAAAAATTCATAAAACTATGCTCCCATGAACTTCTATATGTAGGACTTTTATTCCCTACATATTTTTCTGGGTGTTTCATATTGAATTTTCCACGTGCAAATTTGGCCATTATACTAGAATGTTTCTACTTTCGTATTCGTCTTCAATAGACGCAATGCGATATCCTAAGACACTTATTTTTTCTCTGTAAGTGTTTAATACTTGAGCCACTACCTGACTTAACTGTACATCTGATAAAGTTTTAAGAGTATCAATCAGTTGAAACACGTTTACATTATCTTCACGGGCCTGATTGAGTAAAACAATACTAGTACTTCTAGCACTCTCAACATCAAATCCGTGTTTCTCAAAGAAACCAACTACGGCATCAATTTGATTGCTAGGAAATGTAATTTGATTTGTATAAAACTTATCAAAGAATTGTCTTACATCCACAGTTGTGCTTTGTTCGGCTGGTAAATTTGTTGCCATGTTATCGTCCTATTGATGACTGAGAAGCAACCACTGCTTGAGGATTACTTACTGTAGCTGAGGGAAAATTGAATCCTTGTAACCCGCTAGTGCTTGTACTAGTTTGAGGTGTTGAAGCAGATGTTACTGCTCCTGAATTTTGATTTTCTTTGGTGTTTTGATATGTGTTAATCTGTTGAGAAACAGTATCTAATACTTGTGTTCCATCTAAACTACCACTGTTGAAACTAGAAAGTGCTTGCGATGGAGTATCTCCAGCTTGTAAAGAGCTTGGAATTTGATCGTAATGTTGAAAGCCAAATCCATCTGGATCGCCTGTTGTCACTTCACCATACGAATAGGCTACCGATTCAAATGCAATTCCCATAGTAAAATCATGAATGCCGGGTTGTGCTGAATCTAGTTTGTTGTGGTTAAATGAATTAATCAACGGATTAACTAACGTATAACTAACATATTCGTGACGAGCCATTTGATAAATTGTAATATAGTTAAAAAATGGTGTTGTACTGCCATTGTCTAGACCATAAGGCGTTGTTATAAAATTTGAGTTCCGAGTTGCATTCCTTCTATAAGCGCCTGGGGTACTAGCACTATTAGTGTCTGCATAATAGTAACTATAGTAATTTTGCCATAACTGATTAATTAAACCCATGTTGTCGTCGTGAAACGTAACATTTATTGATTCGTATTTGTGTGTTGTTTGAATGACTTTTTTTCTGTTGTACTGATTCAGTGTGTCAGTACTAACTTTAAACTGAGGAAGATCAACTGCTTTTACTAGTACATTAATTTCGTTTCTATATTTTTCAACTAGATCTATGTTGCGTAAAGCCGCAGGATTAATGCTAAAGGCAACATGAAATAAAAATTTAAGTTTTGGAGCTAGTCTAAATTGATCGTCAACAAAAATACGTGCCGCATGTTGATAGTCTTTCAACGTGACGTTGCTTGGAGAATATAAAAAATTATTAGGTGTGAATGCCATACAAATATTTATCTATGGTTATTAACTGAGTAGTTAATGGTTACCTATAAAAAAGGCCTACTAAGTAGGCCAGTTTTATTATCTTGCTCCAGCTGCTGTTGCTGCTGTACCAATACGTCTTGAAGTAGGAGCACTTGCTCCACCTGATGTTTGAATACAGTTATCTGGTTGAATTGTTAAATCAATGGTTAACATATCCTGAGTACCGTAACCAATTTGGTTATAGTTTGCAGCTTTGACATAACAACCATAGCACTCCCATGTTTCAAGAACGTTAGGTGTTTGTGCTCCGTTGCCGCCGTCTAGCATTTCAACACGCATTAAGAACTTGTAGTCGCCGCCTGAAGCTGCGCTACTTTGTTCAAAGAAGTCAAATTGCTTTTGCATTTGCTCACCAACAAGTTTCGAAACTTGACCAGTTACATCGTCACGAAGTTTAACTGTAAGTTCATTCCATGTTGGACGGCCTGCGTAGTTAATAGTTGAGTTATAAACCATAATTTTCTGGTTTTCAAAAGTAACACTTGGACGAGCTGCATCTTGAACTTGTTTTGTTAGTTCTGTAGTTGGTGTTGAAACTCCAAAGTTTTCAAACATCACTCTAAAGCGATATTTTAACTTCGGCATCAACATACCTTGAGCACTAGCTGATTGATCAGTTGCTAAAGGTACTGTAAATTTTGATAAACTTGCGATTGCCATTTTGTATGCTCCGTTATTATTATGCTAGGCCCTTGATTTCGCCAGTGTTCTTCAAGCGTAGTGGAATATAGATAAATTCCACTGCCTTAACTGGTTCAATCGCAACGTCTAGATATAGTTCGTTTCTGTCAATACGTGCTGGGGTATTATTACTTGTATCACAAACTACAATGTAGTCATATAGAGCACGTTGTCCTACTAATTCTAAAAGTAGGCTTTCTACAGCACCTTTTAATTCATCTCTTGTTACTTTGTCGTTTGGTTCAAATACATATGGTTTGGCCAATAGTGCAAACTGACGACGTAGGTAAACTACTAGACGAGCTACATTGATACGATCCAATGCACTGGCGTTTCTAGCACGAGTATATTGCCCGTAGTTAACAAGTCCAGTTCCTGTGATAAATGTAATTGGATTAATTTTACTATCAGCAAGAGTGTCTCGTTGTCCAGTATTTAATGATACAGATTGGAATTCGCCTTCGCTGGTAATGTAACCAACTGCTGTTGCATTAGTAATGCCGCCGCGACGTGTACCTGCTGGTGCAAACCATGGATAACTAACTTGGTCATTTAATGCAATAGTACGTAAAATCATGTTACTTGGAGGAACAACAATGTTATTACCAATGTTGTCGCTAGTAAAGCCCCATGGATAGAAAATTCCTAGATATTCGTCTGAAGTAACTAAACCGTCGTCATTGTCTTCAAATGCACCTGCAACGTTCTTGCCCCAATTATTGAGGCTAGTTGCATCTGGTGTTAATCTTGCTGGAGTATCTCCTACAACAAACGCAGTTAATCCTCTGTCGTAATTAAGTGCTGTCATTTCACTAATTAATTCAGGATATCCTGGGCAAGCGATTAAATTAAATATACGGCTTTCTTCATCTCTAATTTGTTGATTGCTGTTTACAAGAGCTTGCAATGATTGAACAATCACTTTACGTTGTGCTTTACGGCCAAATGTTCCTGCTCCGCTAGCTTGATTGCCAGACTCAGTAACCCAACGATTAGCATAATAATTTGCCATGCTAGCGCCGTCTTGTCTTACGTTATCAGCAGTAACATCAATGTAATCGTGTACAAATTTCTTAACATTAAATCCTGAACGACGTAAATTCCATAACAACATACCACGTGGGTACAATGCAGGGTCTGGTGCATCGAAGTCTACAAAGTCGCTAACTAACAGTTCTATTACTGTTGAAGAATCAGCAGATTCTCCTGATGTAGCCCAACGAGCGTCTGCAAATAGAATTCCTTCTTCAGTTGTTTGGTCGCCTGTATCTACTGCAACCCATTTTCCTAAATCTTTATTGTATTTGTAAAGCGAAGGATAATTTTCCAAATCGCTGGTGTCAACCCACAAATCTCCAGATACTAATGAAGTACCATCTGTTTGTGTCTTTGGTTTTGTGGCACTTATGATTGGGCCTTTTGGATCAGTTTTGTCATCTTCTACCGCTGTATAATATGGAGAAGTAATTGCAGAAATTCCAGTACCGTTGTATTGATAACCTACCCATGTTTCGCCGTTGTGAACTAACACATCAACTTCATCAACCATAGAGTTGTACCATAATTGTCCATCTGGTGCTTCTGTAGTTGGTGCGTCTGAACTGGTAGAAATTGCTGGGTATGGGCTCCAAAGAGATGCAACATATCCGCTTCCAGTGCTGTTGTCATAAAAATTAACAGTACCTTGTCCAACACCGTTTACATCTACAGTATATGGAGTGAAAAGATCTGTTAACGGAGTTGCTGTTGATTCATCAAATACAATATCTCCGCCATCGTTATGACGAATTAAAACTGTTCCAGTAGTTGTTTTAGAAACAGTTACTCTTGAACTAATTGGAGATGTTGCCCAAGTAGCATCGCTTAATTTAGCTGTTAGTGCAGCAATAAATGTGTCAATATCAGCTGCGGCATTTGATGAACCGCCTAATGCTGTAAATTCAACAGTAAGAGCGTCTGAAAGTGTTGCTTTTCCTTTAACTGTTTCCTGAATTGTAAACTCATTGCTACCAGCTGTAAATCCAGTGAAAGAAGAAGTTGAAGAAATTTCAGTTGCGCCTGATACCTTACGAGCGTAAATTTTGAAATTTGCGTTAACAACATTGCCTTGGCCGTTTACTGATTCGTCTACGTTTGTTTTTACAAATAGTGCGCTTTGTGTTAAGTTAATACCGCCACCTGCTGAGTCTAGCCCTTTAAGTGCTTCTGCATTTGAACTAAACAACGGTGCTGTTTTATCAACCCAACTATTAATAGCTTCGTTATAAACTTTAACTCTCCAACGAGCACCTAAATTAGGATCTGTTGTTTTAACCCATAGAGACCCAGTTGGGTATCCTTGAACAGACGAATTGTTGTCTGAACGTTTAAATGTAGGAACTGTGTAGTGCGGGCTTGTTTTAAGAGTAGGTGCAATAAATGTTCCTGAGCTTGCCCATGAACCGCTACCATCTGATACTAGTCTTAGTTTTGCAACAGCAGTACCGCTAACACTGAAGTTTTCTCCAGTTGTGTACAATTCTAATCGACCATTAATTACTGCCGCAGAAATGCCGCGAGCATCGGTCTCATCGCCAATACCTTCGTTCGTTGTATTGATGTCAGTTACTAGAGAACTTAATGTTGTATGTCCTGTGTAATTATTTGTATTACCGTCTACAGTAATAGAAAGGGTATCACCAACCAATAGTGCCGCAGGAGTTGCTAAACTTTGAGCTGCTGGCCAACTTCTAATCCAGTTAGAACTTCCAACTGCCACCCACGCTCCTGTTGCAGGTCCTGATCCGCCTGTGTTGCCTTTCTTAAAGAATAGGGTGTAGACAGCATCTTGTAAAACAAGTGCATAATCTCCAACTGCTCCAATACTAGTCTTAGGAGCGCCTGCATCAATGTCGCTAGATGCTGTAATTACCAAAGGAACTTTATTACTAAAGGTCTGCCCGCCAGTAACTGTTGCTTCTGAGCTGTTCCATTGAAAAATACCAAAATTTGTACTTCTTGTGTCAAACCATAAAGTACCATCTTCAGGATCACCTGAAGGTGCTTCTGCACTAGGATCTAGTTGACCAAGGTCAACATCCGCTCTTACAATATAAGCACGGTTGCTTACGCCTAAATAACTATATGCTGCTTGAAGACCATACTCGTTTTGTTCTCCAGCATGAATTGGATTATTGTTTGCGTCAGTTTTAAAAATTGGTGTGCCAAATGTATCTGCTAACTCTTTTTGGCTAGTCATTAGATAGACTTTGCCTGCGTTTATAGCAGTAGTACCAACAGCAGTACCTGTTGATGCACCATTTGATTTGTCTTGTTCAGACGTTACAATAATTAAAGGTGTGGTTCCAGGTGCAGCCGATGTATAAAAACTTTCATCGATAACTGTTACGCTTACGCCCGGTGAATTAAGTTGAGCCATTTATGATCTCCATGAATACGATTTCTAATTGTATTTAGTGTATTTTGGCTTTTTGACAGGTATATCTACCGTGAAAAAGGTCCTAAAAAGGCTTAAATATTCGTATGAGGCCACTTTGTTTATGCGGAAGACATCCTGTAGCAATCAATTACTACAAGGAAGGAAAAGCGTTTTATAGAAAACGTTGTGGGTACTGTCTACGAGGTATAACTGCACCTCGGTGGCAAAGTGCTGGCTATAAAATAAAAAACACTTGCGATAAGTGCGGGTTTAAAAGCAATCACCGAGAAGTGTTTAATGTGTTTCATGTAGATGGCGACTTAAACAATTGCCGCCATAACAACCTTAAAACAATATGTGCTAATTGCCAACGAGTCCTGCATAAAGAGGGCGTTCGTTGGCGTCAAGGGGATCTGATACCAGATCTCTAATTTTTGCATACAGATCATCAATACTGCCGTTGTTGTCTAGGATAGCATCAAACTTAGTTCCAACCCACGCTGTTTCGCTAGCGTGAATGCCTAGTTTTTCAAGCCTACTACGACTAGTAGCCCATGAGAAATTACCGTTTTCTCCACGGTTAGCATTAATAGCATCTTCGTACCACTCAGGTTCTTCACCTCGGATAACACGTACTACAACGCCACCGGCAGTTTTAATTGATTTAATTTCATTAGGAAAGCGACAATCGCTAATGACAACGTCGTCTGTGCTATTGCGTAGTTTATTTTCTAGGCTAGCAATCCAAATATCATCATGAAAGCCTCTGCGGCATACTTCGGTGCCCCATAGTTGTAGCATTAGTCTTGGAGTTAAGTTGGGCATATTCAAGCGGTTAGCCCACCACGGATCTACTTGTTCGCGCCATTCACGTGCTTGTTTTGTGCGGCCTTCTAGCATAGTTCTGTCCCAACCAAATACATGGGCAACAGCATCTTTTAAGCTATTAGCAAAACTTTCTCGCCTAAAGCCATGAAAATTAACTAGATAATCGGCAACTGTATCTTTGCCAGAACCAATAAAACCACACACGCCTATAATCATAGAGCTCTCCTAAGTTAGCTCTAGTATATAACAGGTTTATTACAAGGTCAAGATATTTTTAACCAATTACAAATGTTAGCGGTGTACCGCCTGGAACCATATCGTTGATTTCTTTTTCAAGTTTTTCGATTTCTTGTTGGCCTGCGGTCATAAGTGCAGTACCGTTAAGTTGTATTCCTGATCCACCAGGTCCGGCAATATTTCCAAATTTACTACGAGCTTCGCCTAGCATTAGTTTACATACTGCTAATGTGTAGTCGTACAACCACTGCTTTGCATAGATGTCTTGTAGTAAAATGAAATCTGGACGGAAGTTATGAGTTCTTAACAGTACTTGTTCACCTGCTGCAAAAGGACGTTGCAGTATGGTTAGTATATGATTAGTTTGACGCCATTTAAATTCTATGTAAGCACCAAACATACGTCCTACTAATTTTTGATATCCAGCAAACATTTCATATGTTGCTAGTCCGCCCATCATACTACCAGTTAACAAGTAGCTGTTTGTGTACGCCAAGTTGAACGGCTCGAACAATGTTCCGCCTGCACCCAAACCGCTACGAGAACCCACTGCACGTCTAAAAATACTCTGAACTTCGATAACTTCATCTGGCAGTCTGTATTCGTTCACGTCTTGAATTAGTTCTAAAAACATGTAACTTTCTTCCACTGCATTGCTACTACGCTGACGAAATTTAGTTAGCGCACGATCTAATGCTGTTTCGTAATGTTTTGGATCTAATTCTACTTCGACCATGCCGTCGCCTAGCATATTGCGAACATAGTCAAATGCTTTGTTTCGCTCTATTGTGCTATCAGAAAGCCCAGGATCTTGCGGGTATATATCTGCCATTTTAAGTTCTCCTACTATATTTATCTAGCGATAAATATCATTATGCCACGATTATCCTTATATAAGCCCGAACGAGGGCAAGACTACAAATTTATAGATCGCTCAATTTCTGAGATGTTTCAGGTTGGCGGTACAGATGTTTATTTGCACAAGTATCTAGGTCCTAAACTAAAAGACGAAGGTACAGCAGATCAACCAGTGTACGATGCTGTCAAAGAAACAAACATTCAAGATTTGTTATTTTTAGAAAATAGAGACAGAAAATACAGCGAAGAAATTTACAAAATTCGCGGGCTCTATAATGTTGCAAATATTGATTTTAACCTAAGTCAATTTGGATTATTCATTGACAATGATATAATTTTTATGACGGTCCACATTAATAATTTTATTGAATATGTTGGACGTAAACCCTTATCAGGTGACGTTATTGAATTACCTCATTTAAAAGACCAATTTGCATTAAATGATTACGACATTGCTCTGCCAAGATATTACGTAATTGAAGATGTTGGCCGTGCTAGCGAAGGATTTAGTGCAACATGGTATCCTCACTTGTATAGATTACGTTGCAAGAAATTACTAGATGCACAACAATTCGCAGATATTTTAGATAAGCCAGCAACTGATGCGTACGGTAATCCAAGCGATAAAACTCTGCGTGATTTGTTAAGTATGAGAACACAAGAACTTGTGATTAACGATGCTGTTGTTCAACAAGCAGAAGCAGATGCTCCTAAGAGTGGATATGAAACAAGACAGTTTTATACTTTGGCAGTTGATGAAAAAGGAAAAACTGTACTTAATACTTCAGATACAACTGAACTAGATGCATCTATAACAAGTATTACTGCACTAGAAAGCAATGCTCGTCCTGTCAGAACTGGTTACACTGGTTATCTAGTTGGAGATGGGTTCCCGCAAAACGGATATGATTTTGGCCACGGCATACAGTTTCCCGAAGCACCAGGTCCAGATGATTTTTTCCTACGTACAGATTTTATGCCCAACAGATTATTCCGCTTTGACGGCACACGTTGGATTAAAGTAGAAGATGCTGTGCGTATGAATATGACTAACAACGATACTCGTCAAACTCTTAAAACTGGATTTATTAATAATACTTCTTATATCTACAATCAAGCAACTGCGATTGATTGGGTGAAGTTAGACGAAGGCGATATTGAATTTGACACCAATATTAACTATTTAGATTTAACAGGTGCAGTATATCTGGTATTAAAATTAGAAACAACGGAAATAGGTTTTACTATTGAAGATTATACTAGCATGATAACTAATAACGCTGGTAAAATTCGCATTGAACTTCCTGTAATTAGCGATGAGCAACAAATTATTCCTCATACAGGCACTTGGAAGATTAGTCTTTGCAAGAATAGAGAAGCACAACGACAGAGTTTATCTAAAGCTCTTAGACCAAAGGCAGATTTATAATGCAATTTTTTTATGACGGACAAATAAGAAGGTACTTAACTCAAACTATTCGTGTGTTGAGTAATTTTACAGTCAAATACGGAGATGGAACTCTTGTTCGTGTTCCGGTTATGTACGGAGATGCCGATAGGCAGGCGGCAAGTATTGTTCGTCAAAACAGTGAAAACAAAATTAGTAGTGTGCCAAGAATTGCTGTTTATATTTCTGGTTTAGATTTAGACATGACTAGAATGAGTGACTCTACTTTTGTAGGCAAAGTTCATGTAAGAGAACGCGAAATAAATGACGCTGATCCAAATAATCCAGTGTACACTTCTGGACAAGGACGCAACTATACTGTTGAGCGTTTGATGCCAACGCCTTTTAAGTTAACTATGAAGTGTGATATATGGACTGCAAATACTGAACAAAAATTACAGTTACTAGAACAAATACTAGTATTGTTTAATCCAAGCCTTGAACTACAGACAACCGACAATTATGTTGACTGGACAAGCCTTTCAATTTTAAATCTAACACAGACAACATGGTCTAGTCGTAGTGTTCCAGTAGGTACTGATAGTCCTATTGATATTGCAACACTACAGTTAGAAACTCCTATATGGATTAGTCCTCCAGTTAAAGTTAAGCATCTTGGAGTTATTACTAAAATTATTACAAGTTTATATGACGGTGCAAATGTAAACAATAATTCTTACATAGAAGGATTAGGTCAGCCATTAGCGGGTCCAGATATTGCTATGGGGCAGTTGTTAACTCGCGAATCTGCTACTATTACAGATTACAATGTTCAAGTTTATAACAATCAAGTAATTTTATTGAATAAATCAGAAAGCAGCGTGCCTAGAGAACCAACACTGGATATACCTGTTCGTCAAGGAACGCCAATTGAATGGCAAGCACTTTTTGACAAATATCCTGGAAAGTACACAGCAGGATCAAGTTCATTGTACTTAACTCAATCAAACGGAACAGAAGTTATAGGCACAGTGGCAATAAGTCCACTAGATCCAACAATCCTACAAGTATCCTGGGACGCAGATACACTTAATACGAATACAGGAATTGATAGCGACGGTAATTTGGACACTGATGCCGACTACGGAACAAATAACTTAAGGCCAGCAAGCCCAGGAACATTTGATGCAATTATTAATCCCCTGACCTATAATCCAGAGTCACCAGTAGCAGGTACTCGATACTTAATTATAGAAGATATAGGCAACGAAAATAACACTCAACCAGCTAGTGCTTGGGGGAATCTAGTTGCCTATGCAAACGATATTATAGAATTTGATAATACAAATTGGTATATAATTTTTAATTCTACTCAAGAATCCGACACACTCATATATCAAACGAATATATATACTGGGGTCCAGTACGTCTGGAATGGTGTATTTTGGGCTAAATCGTTTGAAGGCGAGTATAGGGCGGGCGAATGGAGATTAGAACTGTAACAGATAAGATTGTATGTAGCGGAGCATTATTCTACGCTAAATCTACACGAAGATTTTTACTGTTACAAAAAGCCGAAGGCAAACATGCTGGTACTTGGGGATTAGTAGGTGGCACTAACCTACAACATGAAAATCCCTGGCAAGGACTTCAAAGAGAAGTATCTGAAGAAGTAGGCACAACTCCCCACATAATCAAAACTATACCATTAGAGACGTTTGTATCAAACGACAAAGTTTTTAATTTTCACACATATCTCTGTGTAATAGACAACGAATTTATTCCCATTCTCAGCCAAGAACACACCGGCTACGCATGGGTAAATGTTGATTACGCTCCTAAACCATTGCATCAAGGTTTGAGAAATAGTTTTAGTAATAAAACTATTAGAACAAAATTACAAACAATATTTGATTTAGTGGACTTAATTTAAAATGATTAAAAAAGCAGAATGTTGGTTATTTCCAACCGTTATAAATGTTTATAATTTGTTAGGCAAAGCTAACTTAGAAGAAATTAGTAAAAAAATTGAAGAAACTGAACTTGTTAACACTTATCATAAGTTGTTTAATGGTAAAGGTTTAAGAAGCAACTCATCTTCTTTTTTAGATTCTAATTTAGATCTTAAAAATGCTATACAGGAATGTGTAGATCTTTATGCTGATCAATTAGGATTGCATCCTTGTAAAATAACTTATAGTTGGTGTAACATATACAGAGATGGCAGCACAATTAAACCTCATAGGCACGAACTTAGTCTAATAAGTGGTGTTTTTTATAGCAAAGCAGATGACGATTCGGGCGAGTTAATATTTGATAACCCATGTCAACCTTTTAAGGTTAATGAAATTTCAACAAGATTAACTGAATACAACAGACAAGCCTTTAATTTTAAAGTAGCACTGGGAGATTTAATATTGTTTCCTAGTTGGCTGATGCATTACACTGAAAATAATTTTTCTAATCAACGATATGTGGTTAGTTTTGATACAGGATTGAAACAATGAGCTGGTTTATAAAAGATTTAAATTACGCAAATGAACCATTTGCATACGCACCAGGCGTTCTTACCGATGATGAAATAAAATTAGTAGAAATGCTGGCTAGCAAAAGTACTATGCAGGGCGATGGCACTTTAGAAGCCGGAATTTCTAACGAAGAAATTCGTAAGAATAAAATTTCTTGGATTGAAACTAACGAAGAATCCAAAGATCTTTACATGAAACTTTCAAATATTATTCAACAGTTGAATGACAGATTTTACAGATACGATTTAACAGAAATGGAAGACTTACAGTACGCTGAATACCATTCAGATACACTAGGTCATTACAAACCACACAGCGACGACGGTTACAAATATAATCTTTTTAGAAAATTAAGTTTAACTATTCAACTTTCGGATGAAGCCGACTACCAAGGAGGTGAATTATTATTTTATAGATTTTCAACAAAGGATCCAGTAATTGCTCCTAAAACTAAAGGAACTTTAATTGTATTCCCCAGTTATGTAATTCACGAAGTAACTCCGGTAACAGAAGGTTTAAGAAAAAGTTTAGTTTCCTGGGTCGTAGGGCCAAGATTTAAATGACACATTATATTGATTCGTGGTTTCCAACATTGGTCTATTATTCAGACCTTAACTGCATGGATAAACTTGCCGACTACGAACAGATTGCTTTGGAAATGTTTAAAGACATTGAAAAGGATCCTCATCCGTTTGGTGAAAGTAGTCTGCATACTTCTTTTTGGCATGACGTATACGGTCATTTATACAATGATGTTAGATTTTCTGATTTATGTTTAGCTATTCGAAAACAAACATTACTATTTTGTGAAGTATTAGGATATCCTTCTTTAAAAGAGAATCAACTGGCTTTTACAAACATGTGGTTAAATTCTATTGGTCCATATGATTATCATGCTCAACATATTCATAGTACTGTTGGCAGGGCTGCTATAAGCGGAGTATTTTATGTAGATGCTCCGCCAGGTGCAAAGATATGTTTTGGTTCGCCTTACAGAGATGCATACGAACCGGTTAAACCTTGGGTTCATAACCCGATGAATTATTCTAAAATCTCATATGACTGTGTTCCTGGAAGATTAGTATTGTTTAAATCTAATGTATATCATGGATATGATAGTCATAAACAATTAAAAAATAAAATAAGTATTCCTTTTAACTTGTCAATAGAATCCAATGCCAGTTGAATATTTTTTTCCTACTCCTATATATTTTGCTATTGTTGAAAATATAGATTCAATTCAAAAAGAAGTTTCAGAGTATGTGTCTACTTTACATGGAGCACGGCTTGTAAATCCTTGGGGAGACACAGTTTCAACTACTTTTAAGTATGGTAATTACGAACACGTTTTATCTGAAACACCAATTCTATTAGAAGAAATAAAAAAACATTGTAGGGAATTCTTAATACGATTAAACTATTCTAATTTAAACATTAATGTTAGAGAATCGTGGTGTAATATAGGAGGCGAACATTCTTTTCAACATTATCATTTGCACGGCGATAGTGACATGTCTGGTGTTTATTATCACCAAACTTCTGGTGATGACGGAGATATTGTTTTTAGAAATCCTTCTTTAGTTAATAGATTTCATAAGCTAACTTACAATATTGATAACGCTGTTAACTATAAACCAGAAGTTGGAAAGATTTTGTTATTTCCAAGTTTTTTAGAACATGCCGTGTTTCATAATAATACAAGTCATAAAAGAATTAGTTTATCGTTTAATATAACTCTTAGCCAAAATGAAAGAAAATTATAAGATTTTAAAAAATTTCTTTGAAAAAGAAAAATGTGTAGAGATGACCAACAGGCTTAATACATTATTTGGCCAAGGAGTATATCGAAATCCCGATCCGTTGTGTACGTTAAGTCCTGCGTTTTACGGAATATTTAATGATGAATTAGTAGAAATACAAAAAAATGTTGAAACAATAGTAGGAGAAGAATTATATCCATGCTATTCATATGCTAGGATATATCAAGAAAATGATAGTCTTCCACCACACACTGATAGACCAAGTTGTGAAATTAGTCTTACGTTAACGTTGAATTATGAAAAATACATATGGCCATTTTGGTTAGTAGATAACGGACAAGTTATAAGTGTTGACTTAGACATTGGTGATGTGCTACTGTACAAAGGAACTGAAATTATGCATTTTAGACACCCCATGCAAGGGCAACAGTATCAGTATCAAGCATTTCTTCATTATGTTAAAAAACATGGCAGTTATGCAAATTACAAACACGATTTAGACACAAATTTGCTGTCTAGCCTAGCAGCGGAGGAGCATAATTTCCCAGAATGGTCTAATCAAAATTCTAAAAATATGGCAAAACAGGCCATAAATAGACACAATAAGGATATCAACTAATATGAACAAACCCATGTCTGAAATATTTTATTTAGAAAATGTACTGAGAAATGATACATTTGTAAACATTGTTGCTGAATTGAAAAAACCAATTTGGCAATATGGCAGAGTTACAAATCCTGACGTTTGGGACGAGGATACAACAATGTTTTGGCAAGCCGATTTAACATTGTATCACATGGTAGGAGAACAGGCGTTTTACGAAATCATTAATAAATTAAATGAACTTGAGCCTAGTACCAAAAAATATCAATTTAAACTTTATAGTGCTATTGCCGGAGGAAAAACATTTGGGTTAGATGGCGGAATACACACTGATAAAGAAGTAGAGTTTAACGACATGGGCGACGGATTTATGACTTTTTGTTTTTTCCCTAATCAGGAATGGAATCCAGAATGGGGAGGAGAATTTCAGTTTTTTGATCAAGCCGGAAATGTTATTGCAACCTATTACCCAATGCCCAATACTTGTTTAGTTTTTGATAGTAACATACCTCACAGGGGCCTTGCACCTAATAGAGATTGCAAAAAACTTAGAACATATCTTTCTTTTAAAACTTTTGTGAGTAAAAAATGGTACTTGGAATAAAGCGCGATGATTATCAATTTATTCTCTTTACCAATATATAAAGTTAATATTTTAGATCAAATAGATACTAGTAATCTTGAAGAAAATCTACAGGTTAAATTAAAGCAATCTTCCCCTAAAACTAGTAATTTAGAAATGAACGGTGGAGTGAGCACTTATTCCACTGACTGTAATTTACATCTAGAAGAATATTCAAAAACAGTATCAGATATTGTTCTACAACATACTAAATTATATTGGAAAATATTAGATATTGATCCTAGGTTAGAACCTAGGATTGACCAATGTTGGTCAAATATACATTATAATAATAGTCTTACAGTAGAACATTCTCATAGTTTATATCCAATAGTTGCTACATTATACATAAAAGCCGAAAAAAACTCTGGAGACTTAGTATTAATAAATCCAATGGAATATGGACTAACCCATATACCGTATGGAGTTGCTATTGAAAATAAAATAGAAACTTCTATTCCAGTTTCGACAGGAGATTTAATATTATTTCCGGGATGGATTAGACATAAGACAAAAGAAAATCTTTCTAATCACCCTAGAATTGTAATGAGTTACAACATTAATTACTCTGGAAAATATCTTTCGTCAGACAGCAACTATGTAATAGACTATCAACCACATACTAGTGAAATTGATCAGTTACAAAATAAAATTTTAAATTTAGAATTTATTCTAGATCATATGAAACGGAGTTTAAAAAATGATTAAAAAACCAAGACAGATGCACTTAGACGAAAGAGTGCTTCGCGTTTCTATGCAAATATACGAACAAAGAATGGAAATTTGTAAAAATTGTTATGCATATGAAAACAAAAACGAGGGTATATGTAAAATTGTAGGCAGTCCAGTAAGTGCTAAGTGCGCTTTAAAAGCCGGTAGCTGCCCGCAAGGATTTTGGTCATCTAACTATGACTATTAAAATTGGTTTTTGTCCGTGGTTTGAAAAAAATATTCGAACTACAAATACTGCACTTAACTATTATGGGTGGGTTGATTTGGCCTATTTTGATCTAGAGCCACTAGATACTTGGAACGACTCAACTTCTCGTTATCATCAATGTCCTGCATTTGTAAAATATGTAAAAAATACATTTGTGTTAAAAAATACAGTAGATTTAGTTTTACACTGGGACAAATATAACAAAGTAATCAGCACAAATTTACCCAAAGATGCTGCTGATGCAATGGTAAGAACTCATTGGGGTGATTTTGATCCTGACAATGGTAGACCCATTGTAGCCATTAGCAATAGTTTTGTATTTGTAGCGGATCAACCTGTTTATGTAGAATTTATTCCCCCATTTAATCACATTGATCATTCTTGGAGACTCATTCCAGGTATGTTTAACATTTACTCTTGGCAGCGACCTATTGTAACTACTATTGAGATGTTAGAAGATGAAGTTATTTTAAAACGAGGTCAACCAATGGCCTACATTAGATTTAGGTCTGACAATCCAAGTGATAAATTTGTACTTAAACAAATAGAAAGAACAGAAAAATTAGAACATGCAGTTAACAGTTGTTTAACTCTTAAACATTATATGCCTAAACTTAGTTGGAAAATACACAACGCCATAAACAAATTGAGGCCAAAACGATGGATGTAAAAACTGTTGCTATACTAGGTGGCGGAACAAGTGGCTGGCTATCAGCTATTTTTTTCAAAAAAGTTTGGCCGTCCTTAGATATTACAGTTATAGAAGATCCAAAACACCCGCCAATCATAGCCGGAGAAAGTTGCACAGCGCCTTTTGTTGATTTGTTAGATTTTTTAGACATTGACACAAACGACTGGATTAAAAAAGTTGATGCATTACCAAAATTAGGAGGTAAATTTGTAGGGTGGGGTGCAAACAACACTACATTTATACAGCCTCTTTTTTCTTCTTACAGAAATCGGTGGGATTATTACAATCCTGAATTTGGAACTGACAATGTCTTACTTAAAGGATTGTTAGCTGCAGATATACCTTTACACAAAACTACCGTTTCAGGAGCTCTGTTAGAAAATAGATTGACACCATTTACTGCAAACGGATTTGTAGTTAGACCTATGTATCATTTTGATAGCAGAAAGAACGCTGATTATTTTAAAAACATAGGATTATCTTTAGATATAAAACTAGTTCTATCAAAATATAAATCATCGTTACAAGACGAAACTGGTATTAAAAAATTAATTTTAGAAAATCAAGACATTGAAGCTGATTTTTTTATTGACTGTAGCGGATTTAATCAACTGCTGTTAAAAAAAGAATTAGGAATTAAATTTAAAAATTTTTCTAAATATTTTACAGCTAATAGTGTTATTGCTTGGTGGGACAAATCAAACTTACAGCCCTATAGCAACATGATTGCAATGGATTATGGTTGGAGATTTAATATTGATTTACAATCAAGAAGTGGGAATGGATATGTCTACGATGAATCTCTAATATCTTCAGAACAAGCACAATTAGAAGCTGAACGCAAACTTGGTAAAACTGTTGATTTAGTTGCAAAGGCATCGTGGGTACCTGAAATGGCCATGAATCCTTGGCAGAAAAATGTAATTGCTATAGGACTCAGTTCTGGATTTTTAGAACCGCTTGGGTCTGGCGGACACACTATGATAGCCATGATGTTGCGAATACTTTCTGAAACATGGAGCCCTTGCAAGCAAACTCATTTGCACGGACAAAGCAGGTTTAATTCTGCATACGAAGATATTGTTAATGATACGGTAGATTTTATTTCTTTACACTATAGAAATAGAAAAAATGACACAGAATTTTGGAATAGGCATTTGTCCATTAGTTCTATTCCTGAATCTTTACAATCTAAATTAGATGCTATTAAAAATGGAAATTTTTATGATTTTGGAGTTGCATACTCTTTAGAAAATTATGCGGTTGTATTACAGGCTTATAATTTAGTTGATAAAACAATGTTGAAGAATATTTTAAATTCTAAACACGAAAACATATTAGAAAAAGTCACAACCGAATACAATCAGTTGCGAAACGAAATAAATTTGATAACAAAAGATTGTTTATCAACAGAAGAATGGAAAAAACTATATGATTAACAAATTAATAATTCTTGGCGGTGGGACTAGTGGACTAGTTAACGCAATTATATTAAAATCTATCTACAGAAAACTTGATATTACAATAGTAAAATCATCTGACATTGGCATTATTGGAGTTGGAGAAGGGTCAACTGAACATTGGGCTCGCTTTATGCAGGTTGCAGGAATTTCAATCCAAGAATTATTAAAAGAAACAGATGCAACATTTAAATCTGGTATAAAATTTATAAATTGGAATGGAGACGATGACTATTATTTTCATAGTGTCCATGGTCATTTTTTAAAAGAAAGCTATAATGGTCCTAATAACATTTATTTAGGTATGATTGCTGAAGGAAAAACACATCACGATATTATTCCTGATAACCTTCATAAATCAGTTCATTACGAGCCATTGGAGGGAACCGTTAATCAGTTTCATTTCAATACAATGAAACTTAACGATTATCTTATTAAGCAATGTTTAATCAGAGATATAAAAATTATTGATGATACAATAGACGATGTTATCTTAGATAACACAGGTCATGTTTCAGAACTAGTTGGCAAATCTGGAAAATATTCAGCAGATTTTTTTATTGACTGTAGTGGATTTAAACGTGTCATATCTTCTAAATTAGGTGCAACATGGGTAGACTGTTCTGACTATCTACCAATGAATAGTGCGTTTGCATTTCCTACAGAAAAAATAGAAGATATTCCTTCACACACCCTTAGTACTGCAATGAGTTCTGGTTGGATGTGGAGAATACCAACTATTGATAGATTTGGTAATGGTTATGTATATTGTGATAAATTTATTACAGACGAACAAGCCATAGCAGAAGCACAATCAGTTTTTTCCTCTCCTATTAATATTGCTAAAACATTTAAATTTACAGCAGGATATGTAGATAAATTTTGGATTAAAAATTGCATTTCTGTTGGACTTGCAGGAAGTTTTGTTGAACCGTTAGAGGCAAGTAGTATAGGAACTTCTATTCAGCAAGCATTTGGCATTGCTAACTCTTTAGTAAACTATGAACACGGCAATCAGCCATTAATTGACAAATATAATTCTGATTTTGAAGACGTAGCTAAAAATATTATTGACTTTGTTCAATTGCATTATATAACTAACAGAAGTGATTCTGCTTTTTGGAAGGATTGTAAAAATTTAAAATTAACTGAATTTAATCAGCAAACATTAGAGCATTTTAAAATGTCTGGGCCTAATACAACGTTCTTTACTAAACCATATTTGCTTTTTAGAGAAGTAAATTGGTTATTAGTCATGCACGGTTTAAAAATGCTTGATGCAGAAAGCATAAAAAATATGATGTCGCAACAAAATGAAGACATGTTGTTTTCTATAAACGAACTACAAAAAGATTTTAAAAAGTTTATTGAAGAACAAACTATGATTCCTCATAGAGAATGTTTAGAAATTTTAAAATCTAGAAACTCATGTACTGTTGTTAATTTTTCTAAATGATGAAAATTGAACATAAAGCGTTTCCAAATTATGGCTATTCTATAGCTACTATACCTGATGATATTCTTTTAAAAATTAAAGAAGAAGTTGCACTTATTGAAAATGCAATTGAAGACCATCCTAAAATTCAAAAAAATCTAGCAGGCCATTTAGAATATCAATTTTATTTAGATAGGTGTCAAACACTTATAGAATCTACTGTGCTTGAAATGGCAGGCGAATATATGCTTGCCTGGAACTATAAGTCTGAAATTCTAAGAAAACATCCGTCTGTAAAAACAATATCTTTTAAGTTGGATCCTATATGGGTTAATTTTCAAAAGAAAACCGAATACAATCCGTTACATGATCATACTGGTGTTTTTAGTTTTGTTATTTGGGTAAACATTCCGTATGATTTAAAAACAGAGATGGAGATGCCTTGTGTTTCTAGCTCTAATTACCCGTTAGCAACAACGTTTAATTTTGTCTATACAAATGTATTTGGGGAAATTACTATGTTACCGTTTTTTGCAGAAAGCAAGTATGAAGGTACTGTTTTATTTTTTCCGTCTCAAATGAAACATTTGGTTTATCCATTTTTATCTTCAGACAAGCATAGAATAACAATTTCAGGAAATGTTATAGTAGACTCTACAATGTGATAATTATTATATACATTAGATTGGAGTAACATGAGTATTGTTAATAAAATTGTTATAGTAGGCGGCGGCAGCGCCGGATGGATGAGCGCAGCAACGCTAATTAAAAATTTTCCAAACAAAGAAATTTATGTAATCGAAAGCCCTAACGTCCCAACTGTAGGCGTAGGCGAAAGTACTATTGGGCAGATAAACGAATGGCTGCATGACCTCGACATAAAAGACGACGACTGGATGAAACAATGTGATGCTAGTTATAAAATGAGCATCAAATTCACTAATTTTTACAAAGAAAATGCTGGGGCATTTCATTACCCGTTTGGAGTCCCGCTATTTGACAATAAATTCTTTCCTTACGGAGTTAATGACTGGTACACAAGAAAAGCAATGCAACCTGAGATACCTGTCTCAAATTTTGCCGATACATTCTTTCCAGCCATGGCATTAGTTAATAAAAATAAAATTACCGATAATAAAAACAACGAAATACCAGGCTGGAATTTTGATAGAGATGTTGCTTATCATTTTGATGCGGCAAAGTTTGGTGCATGGTTAAGAGATTCATACGCTATTCCAAAAGGAGTTGTACACATTCAAGCAGAAGTGTTGTCTGTACAAGTGGAAGACGACGGAATTCAGTCTTTAGTATTAGATAACGGTGATATAGTTACTGCTGATTTATTCTTAGATTGCACCGGTTTTAAATCTATATTGTTAGATAAAGCATTACACACACCGTTTGAAAGTTATAATGATTTATTACCTAACAACAGCGCATGGGCAACACGTATCCCGTTTCAAGATAAAGAGAAAGAACTAGAGCCATTTACTAATTGCACAGCTATAGGAAATGGGTGGGTTTGGAACATTCCATTATGGAGTCGTACTGGTACTGGATATGTTTATAGTGATAAATTTATTTCTGACGATGCTGCTCTTGAAGAATTTAAACAATATTTAGAAAACGAAAGAGAAGTTCCAATTCCTAAATCTGTTATTGACTCTTTAGAATTTAAAAACATTAAGATGAGAGTAGGAATACACAAAGAAATTTATCACAAAAATGTTTGTGGAATTGGACTTGCTGCCGGCTTTATTGAACCATTAGAGTCTAACGGTTTGTATACAGTTCATGAATTTTTATTAAAACTGGTTGCAATACTTAATAGAAACTCTGTAAGTCAGTTTGATAAAACTGCTTTTAACGAAGCATGTAGAGGAGATTTTAGAGCGTTTGCAGAATTTGTAGCCTTACATTATGCCATGAGTCACAGAGATCAAACACCTTATTGGCAAGCTGCTCAAAAACGTAATTATCCTAAAACTATGCAGTTAGGTGTTTATGCAACTTACGGAATAGACAGTCTAATACATAGAAAATTTGTAAGTCATTTATATGATATAGAAATGGGCGGATCTATGATGATTGCCACAGGAATGAATCTGTTTCCAATTGATAGTAGTTTACTAAAAAGAACGTTGTTTAGGAATGCTAATACAGAGTACGTGACTTACTTAAAGGATATATGTTGGCACAAATGGGATGCTGACCTAGCCAAAAGAAACGAATTTGCTGATTCTGCTACGACATTATATCAATATTTAAAAAACAAATATGAATGATTTTTTTATAAAAGTTTATTCAAATTCTGTAACAGATGATTTCTGTAATAGAGCGATTGCACATTTTGAAAGAATGCAATCTGAAGGGAGAACGTTAAATCGACAGCAACACGACGGTGCTTTAAAAATTAACAAAGACGACGAAAAGTATTTTGTTGAAAACGAGGTTGACGATTTTATAATTAATATCAACAGTAATATTTTAAAAGAATTTAATCAATCAATTAGAGCTAATTTTTTATCGTATTCTAATGAAATTGGAGTTTTGAATAGTATATCAAAACAAGCCATAAGTGAATCTGTAAAAATACAAAAAACAGAACCTAGGCAAGGCTATCATGTATGGCATTGTGAACATGCAAACATAGGAACAGCAAGACGACTGGCATTTGTGTTGCTATATCTAAATGATATTGAACATGGTGGGGAAACAGAATTTTTATATCAGTCTGTAAGAATCCCGCCAAAACGGGGAACAATGATTATTGCGCCTGCAAGTTATACACACACTCATCGAGGAAATCCTCCGCTGTCTGGAACAAAATACATTATGTCAACGTGGATCGAATTGGTAGAATAATATGACGTCATCAATCGAACACATAAATCTTTGGCCTAGTTTAATACATAAATCTGTTTATCCCGGAGATTTAACAAATATTTCTAGTAAATTTTTGACATACTTTAATGAAAATTCAAATCATAATTTAGAAAAAAACGGTGGCAAGTCTACATACAGTACTATAAACAACTTAATTAATGATCCTGTTTGTAAAGATCTAAAAGAGTGGTTAATTCAACAAAGTAAAATAGTGTGGGATACATCTAATTTTGTCGACCGTCCAAGACGTGTACACAGAAGCTGGGTAAACTTACATCCCCCAGGCGCATGGACAGATGAGCATGATCATGCAATGTGTCATCAAAATATTGTTATCTATTTAAAACAACCTAAATTAGGCGGAAATATAATGTTTAAAGATCCGTTACAATATACATTTTCTGGTTTTCCAAAAAATAACAAAAATGACTGGACTATTTTAGAAGTTAACCAGAATGATGTGATCTTTTTCCCTGGATTTTTACATCATAAAACTGAAATAAATTCTAGTCAAGAAAATAGGCTAGTTATGACACTGACAATATCAGTGGATATATTTGCCAATGAGTAATAATCAAATAACATTTAGTTGTCCTGATTGGGCTATAAGAAACTATGCTCCAGTTATTCCGGCAGAAAAATACTTTCCTGACGAATTTAAAAATCTGCCGGTTGGTGAGATTTGTCCTTTTGACCACAGTAAATCTGCAAGTCAGTTAACAATTAGGCAATGCCCGGCTATATCAAATTATACAAAAGCAGGTTATATCATTCCTGCATGGTGCGATATACAAGTATCTTTTTTTGAGGATTCTGTAAAAATAGAAATGAGCAATACTGATTACGGGTATGAAATTCATTCTTCGGAACAGATAGGAGATACTATTGGCAATCAGTTTGAATTACGAATGTCTATTAAATTAAATAGCCCCTGGAGTATTGTAACCGAACAAGGGTATGGCCTAATGTGGTTGCCTTATTTTTATCACAATAAAAATTATCAAGCATTACCCGCAATAGTTGATACAGATAGTATGCTAAATCGCAATCCTATAAATCTAATGTTTTTTGAAAAAAAAGATACATTAATTAAAATGGGTGATCCGTTAGTGCAAGTGATTCCTTATAAAAGAGAAACTATACACGCAGAGTCTAAATCATATACTGAAAAAGATCATAAAAGATTTTCTAATCTTCTTAATTTAAACAAACTATCAAGATTTGGTTGGAGAAGTTTTATTAAAAATAAAGTAAAATACATTTTAGAATCTAAAGATTTAGAGATAGATAAATGAGACAATTTACGCTATTAGGAAAAATTCCTTTACTTACAAGTACATGGAAAGAATTTGAGGATAATAAGAAAACAATAGTCGAGACTTGCCTTAAAGCTGAAATCCCTAATACTGTAGAATCTAATATAGCAGTTAATGCCAAATTAAATTTATGGGAGTCATCGTTTGATTTTTTAGAAAAACAAACAGATATTAATAATTTAAAATTATGGTTGATACAAGAATCTACTGCATTAATTAATAATTTTAACAACACTAATTACAGAACAGTAATTACCGAAAGTTGGGCACATGTTACTAGATGTGGCGGGTATCACAAACCCCATCATCACCCTGGTTCAACTTGGTCTGGTATTTTTTATGTTGATAGTGAAAACAATAAAGGAGGAAGTAATAACTGGTACTTGCCTTATTACATGGAAAGAAAACTTGGTTTAGAATTTGCCGATGAACATTTTACTGTTAATTGTTCTCCTGGAAATTTAGTTTTATTTCCTAGTATGTTGCTACACGATGCCGACGTGTATCAAGGAACGCAACCAAGGATAGTTATTTCATTTAATTCAATATGCTTATAATAGACGACGTTGTTGTATTAGATGATATTGTTCCTAAACAATATCAAGATTTGATAGAAACTCAGATGCTGGGAAATAATATAACTTGGCATTATATGAGAGATATAACATTTGACAATGAAAAATTTAACGAATTAAATGTAGCAGTTGCTAAACCTGCATTTGCTCATAAATTCTATGACAGGACTGCTGGAATTATCAGTCCTGGATACGGACTAGTTTTACCTATTGTATATAATGCTTGCGAAAAAATTAAATTTCATGTAAACGAAGTTATTGCTGCAAGAAGTTTTTTAACTATTCCACTGCCAAATTTAGAAAGTGCATTAGACCATCCGCATGTTGATAGAGAAGTTAGTCATATTGTAGTTCTATATTATGTTACAGACAGCGACGGAGATACTGTAATATATGACAAAACTTTTAGAGACATTCCGCCCGATGATCTTAAAAAAGAAAATTTACAAATTTTTAAGAGTATTACACCTAAAAAAGGAAGAGCCATCGTATTTGATGGCTCTCGTTATCATACTAGCACTAGGCCAACTACCGGACACAGATGTGTAGTTAACTTTGGTGTATGGTGATTAGGTAGGAGGAAGGTAATTTCCAGGATCACCTTCTGCACCTGGTTTAGGAACAGTATCTTTGACAGTCTGGATGGATTGGAACCATTGTCCGTCCGAAGAAATTGTACCAGTATCTCTTATTTCTTTAAACAACATATCTAGTTGATCTCCCATGGGAGGATATGCTCTCATTCTTTGCATGTAAAATGGTTCAATTGGATTGCCAAATTCGTCCCTAGCATGAGCATGTGGGTCTGTGAATTCTTTTGTGGCTTCGTCGTATCCCCAGGCTGATTCGCAATTATCAGGGCAGTCAACCCAGATAAAATCTGAGGTTGTTTCAAACTCGTTTTCGTCTGGTCCTAGTATTTGACATACAGTCCAAAATCTTTTATCAACTAATGCTCTTTTCATGTTCCTAATTCCTATTTTTTATTTATATTCATAAACAATACAAATTCCGCCCTTGCCATTTCTGCCGCCTTGGCCGTTATGGGCTGGGTTAGTTGCTACTCCACCTGAACCCCAAGCTGCTACATCTGATGGTTGTTGACCACCGTGCCCACTAGGTTGAGAGCCGCCAAAGAAGCTTACTCCACCGTGTCCGGGAGCACCGTTACCGTTATATTGATCTTGATTGTTGTGGCCACCACCGCCACCTCCCCACACATTTAGTTGTCCGCCTGATCCTAGTCCACCTAAACCACCATTATGCTGTATGTGAGCATTTGCGCCACCACCTCCTGGTGCTGAAACAAATCCTCCAAAACTAGTTGTAGATCCGCCGGGGCTAAATCCAAAATATGCCCCGCCTGCTCCGCCGCCACCAACTGTTACTGTAACAGTTGTTATACCAGTAGCATCTATTACTCTTTCAGCGTACCCGCCGGCGCCGCCTGATTCGGCATACGCACGGCCACCACCGCCACCTCCGCAGACTATTACATGTATTATTCTAACATCATCGCCGCTTTTTGTATAGGTATTTGTTCCGCCAGTGTATGTAAAGACATTTTTTAACTTTGATCCAGCTTCAACTGCTAAATTTTGAGCTGCATAATTAGTTAAAACAGCGTTTGTGGCAACAGATCTTGGATCTGAAGATATATTAGCCAATGCTGTTCCGCCAATTGTAGTTGAAGTTGCAACTGCTGCGGCCTGAGCTGTAGCACCAACACTAGTTACAGCAAGAGAACCTCCGGTTATAGCTACATTATTTGCTGCCTGTTTACCAACTGTGTCTATAATTTTTGTAACTGATGCTGCACTATTTCCTTGCCAACCTCTTCCGTCTGACAGATTAAATGCAACTTCTCCTGCTACTAAAGAGCTAGGAACAGTTGATGCTGTATTTGAATTTTTAAATTTGTATTTTGGCATTTTTCCTTACCTTAGTTCATAAACTATGCAAATTCCTGTACGGCCGTCCGAACCAGCACCGCCTGAATCACCGACCGATCCAGAAGCACCCGCACCTGGTGCTCCGTGGTCTGCTGGTCGAGAAGCACTATGATGACTATTTCTAGATCCTCCAAAGAAACTGCCGCCGCCTCGACCTACTGCTGAATTAGAGGGGTTATTCCGTCCGTTGTTGTGACCCATGCCGCCGCCACCATAAGAATTTACGTCGCCTTGCGATCCAATACCGCCGTGTCCGCCAATGTGTGATCCGTGATTGTTAGCACCAAAGCCGCCAGATGCACTTAGATAACTGCCAAAACTAGTAGTTCCGCCTGCTGGGCTGTAACCAAAATAGCCACCACCTCCGCCACCACCACCTATTGTGACAGTTACAGTAGAAATGCTGGCCGCGTCAAGTGTTCGTTCAGCGTAGCCGCCTGCGCCACCACTTTCGCCATAGCCTCGTCCACCACCACCTCCACCAATACAAATGACCCTTATTCTTTTAACATCTGTACCGCTTTTTGTGTAGGTGTTTGTACCACTGGTGTATGTAAAGACATTTTTTACCAAACCTGACATGTTTGTGTCAATGTACGATTTGATTGCACCTTGTGTTGCTAGGGTTGTTGCACTGGTATCTAAGGCAGTCGAAGTGGATATACTTGTTACTGTACTAGTGCCGCCTCTAATCCAAAGTCTTACATGTGAAAGATAAACTGCTTCGTCTGACTGAGCTTGATCAACACCAGTAAAATGTCTAGCAGTAAATGTACTAGGAGTATGTGCATACCAACCAGTATCCATTACAATATATCCATTGCCGGCTCCTTGTTCAACATTTCTACCTACACCTCCCCACGGAGCAGTTGAGTACCAACGATTTGCATGCCATCTAACTGTTGTTCCACTTGCTATTGTTGAGTAACTTGGTGGTGTTCCGCTAGTTCTTGTGAATGCAACTCTTAAAACTTCCGATCCTGCACTATTTGTAGTATATAATTCATTTGCTTCGTTATCAATACTATCTACATGATGCCAAAAGACTTGATATCTGACTTCGGTGTGGGTTGGAATTCCATTTAGATTTAAAGTGTAGCTTCTAGGACCAGCAGTCCAACCGTGTGCAGTAACATTCCCTAACCCGCCAAATTCTGGCATGTTAGTTGTAGTTGCATCGTTCCAATTGGCTGTAAACGCTCCTGCATTTGTGCCTTCATCGTACCATATTCTTTCAGAAGACATGCCTAAAGAACTAAAATTTCCTGTAGTTGCACTTATAGTTGTACTGTTAATTGAGCCGCCAGTAATTATAACAGCATTTGAATCTTGCCTACCAAGGCTATCTCCCATTAATACCGGATTGCCTGAAGCATTTCCCATGTAAATTTTGTTGTCTGCTAAGTTAACAGCTATTTCCCCTTGTTCTAGGGATCCATTAGCTGGAACAGCTGATGCAGTTGTTGATGTTTTAACTTTAATTTTTGGCATAATATTTTACTTATATTCGTAAACTACACAAACACCGGTTTGACCATCAAAACCTCTGTCGTAATTATTGGCACCGTTGTTATAGAAATTAGATCCTGTGCCTCCTGCACCAAACGCAGAGTTATCTTGGGATCTACTAGTATAGTGTACACCTGGTGTAGACCCTCCAAAGAAACTATTTCCGCCGTGTCCTGGATT